TCAAATGACCAGTTTTTTCCATTCCTTACCGCGTGCGTCGTTGTAAATATCGGTCATTTTTTGATTCGAATGGCCTAGCAAAATTTTGGTATCAACCCCCTGCTCTCTGAACAATCGCTCTGATAAAGATCTCTGCTCATGGAAAGAGGGAGGGGTGCCATTAGCACGCCAGTTGTAATCCACAGAATCCCGGGCTTTTTTAAATGCAACGGTTAATGTTGCTGGCTTAACCATCCCGCCGCGCTTAGCTGTCCCTTTCGCGTGATGGTGGTGCAATAGCCACGGACTAAGAACGCAATCGCGGCAGGATGACACCACATCATCCAGGGTGAGATTTAATTTATCGCAACGCAGAGCCAGAGGGATGGCAATCCGGGTTCCTGTTTTTTGCTGTTCGACATGAAGATAACCATCCCGGATATCCGAAAATTGCATTTTGCAAATATCTGAAAGGCGCTGGCCTGTCATCAGTGCCAGCAGCATACCGCGCTGTAAAAAGTAACCATCCTTTTCCGCTGCGTTATAAATCATCATCCACTCATCAAAAGTCAGTCGCTGTCTTGATATCCGCACCTGCGGTTTTTTTGCCGATTCTGCAGGGTTAAAGCCTGGCGGGACATCGCCCGTTTGCTGAGCTTCCCGGAAAACATCGATCAGTACTTTCCTGAAAATTTGTCCCATTCTGTTATGTCCTCTGGCCTTGTACTCTTCCAGTACTGATACCACATCTTTTACGGTTATGACATCTAACGGTCTGGTGCCAAAACGTTCATCAAATACCCTGAGAGGGGCCGCTTTCTGTTTCAGCGTGTTGAGTTTGATCTCGCCGTTTTCATATCTTTCCTGTTGAATTTTTCTGTAATTATTCAGAAAAATGGTAACGGTTGATGAACCGCCGGTATCACTAATAATTTTCTCCTGCAGACTGCGCATTTGTTCCATTTGCTGCCGGGCAAGACGGCTGTTCGCTTCTGCTGCAATAGTTTCTGCCAGTTTCTGGTCAATACTGCCGAGACCGTGATTTTTGCCTGTTATGGGATGCCTGTAACGCCAGTAAACTTTGTTATTTCTTTTATCAAAATACGGAGATAATCCCGGAACATCGGTTTTATATTTTCGCGGGCGCGCCATCTTCCAGTATCCTCTTCAAAGCAGGGTGATCTGTGGCGATCACCTCCGGCTTGTTTACCATTCCGACAAAGCGAGCTTGCGGATCCACTCGCCAGCGTCTTCCAACTTTTTTGGGGAGAGGAAATATCATTCCGGCTTTAGCGTATTTACTTAACGTACTCGGAGTTGGGACCGGTTCACTGAATTCCTCTTTTGCCCACTCAGTGAGCAGAATAAGTCTTGCCATGAGCGTCGTTCGCTAATCATGGTCGCCGCCACTATAGCTGGTGGGCAACGACCGGGGTTGAACATTAAAAATCAGCCTGATTCGGGATCAGTTTTTGCCAGATAACTGAAACGTATTTTGCCTGGTAACGGGCGTCATCAAGTGCATTATGGCGCTCACCTTCGAATGGAATAGCCGTTCTGGCATCGAAGTCTATGGCTTTCCCCAGCTCAACGATTGTGCGTACATCGCGATCGTTGTAGTAACGCCACGGGCAGGGGATCCCCTGCCGTTCGTATGAACGGCGCAAAATCGTGTTGTCGAAGTTGGCTCCATTTCCCCAGACCTGAACAAAAAATTCACCGGAGTTTTCGTCGATAAATTCCCGCAATTGTAACAGTGCATCATCTAACGGGATTTCATCGGTCATAATGGCAGATTGCGCTTCGCGTGATTGCTTAAGCCACCATTTAATGGTGTCCCGATCAATGACCCCGCCAGCAGTTTCCAGATCGATAGTCTTACTAAATTCCGGTCCCATATCTCCGGTTTGCGGATCGAAAAATATTGCACCTATTGAGATGATCGGGGCATCAGGATTTTTTCCCATGGTTTCAAGGTCGATCATTAGATGGTCACACGTCCTGCTGGTGGATGTGATTTCTTGATGACCGTTCACCTTAATTGAGTGATCTGCCGTCTCGCCAGTTTCATTATCGCTATCGTGATGCTGATTGCCGTCAGTGTTCTCCTTGTGTGGATGTTCAGCGCCTTCCATTTCCTCCGGATCATCTTCCTGAACTTCAACCTGATACTCTTCATCGAATGTTTCCTGGTATGTTGCGTCGCCCATCACCGCGCCACAATCAGGGCAGTTGCCGCCGCCGGTCTGACCGCAGGCGGTGCAGACTTTTTCCACTTCCTGTTGCGCCACTGGTTCAGGCTGTTTCGTTTCTGGCTCGTTTTGTAACGCATTTGGGCTGTTTTGTTCCGCTTTCTGGCCGTTCTGTTCCGTTTCTTGCTGGTTCTGATTCACTGAATCGCGGGTTTCAATCCCCTTCACCCATTTCGGATCATTCGGGTCGCTAATCCCTGCAACAAATTCACCACGTGATACAGCAAGCAAATTATTGGCGTCAGGCTGGCTGATATTGGCTGCCTGCATAATTTTGTTTACTTCGTCAGCGGTAACTTTTACCGGCTCTGGTTGTGCGATCGTGTCAGATGCACCAGTATTTTGTTGTGAACCTGAGTACGTGCCGTTTTTACGTGCGAAGTATTCCTCTTTTGTGATTTCCGTAGCTCCCAGGGCCAGTGCTTTTTCCAGACCAGAAAGTTTGTTTGCGCGACCGTATTTTTCGCCGTCCTTATCGGTGAAAAGGAAGTAGAACGGTCCCTCACGCTCTACAGATGGTTCGTCTTCCACTTCGCATTCGGTTTTTTCGTTGTCCGGCATTGCCGTTTCCACTGCATCAGTTTCTGGTACTGGTGACGGGAGAGTACCAGCTGTGCCCTGATTTGTTCCTTCGTCATCTTCAAACACGCCCTTGGTAGTCAGGTATTCAGTGATGTATTTGTTCAGTGCTACGGGATCTTTGTGAATGTCGATCGGACGCTCACGGACAAGGCCAAAAATAGTCTGACGGTCGTAGCGAACGGCATCGGGTTGTTTGCGCATTGATGCGGAAATGCGCTTCCAGTCTTCGCGATCTTTGTCGATAACTTCATTTTTTGCCCAGCGATGGATGCTGCCGTCAATGTTTCCGGTATCAATATCGCCAGGCCAGAGAGCGTAGGCCAGTTCTTCATCCAGCGTTTTCCATGTCTGCTTGTATTCGCGACAAATGGCGGCAGTGACTGGGTTGATTTTTCCTGCTGAGTTTTCAGTGTTCTGTTGATTGACTCTGGCGCTGGCGAGATCAACAACAGACGTGTATTTTCCAGTCTCTTTGCGCTCTGCGTCCTGCCGTTTTTTCCAGTTACGTAATTCAGCCTGAATTTCGGGCCATTTGGCACCCGGATTACATTTGTGTTTAACCCATCCGATAGCGAACAGTTTGCGTTCCGGATACATAGCGTTAATTTCAGGCGTTTTCATCAGTGCTTCAACGATATGCCCGTCAAAGGTAGCAACGTATTCCTGCAGTAATTCCTGCGCGTCAATCGCCATATCAACGGTGATGTTTTCACATGTACCGAACTTAACCAGGACCGCGTTCTGTACTTCAAGGGACAGCTTGTCAAAATTGACGTTCATCGGATCGGATTCTGGTTCGACCGGAATAAAGGAAGCGGATTCCTCATCCCAGCGGTTTTCCTGCATATATTCAGCATCCCAGGAATCGAGGGCAGGGCGGGGTATACCGGGTTTATCCTCGCAGACAAGAAATTTATAAGCGCAGTCCTGAGCAGCCGGATAATGTTCCAGGAATTGCCAGTGAAATTTTGCGCGGGCGCGACGTTCATCACCGGCTTCAATGGCAGTGGCTACAGCGACGGCACCTTCTTCCTTTATTGCCTGTTCGTCCGGAATGGCGGCGCAAATAAAGACTTTACTCATTTTGTTTTAACCTCATTACAGATTTCAGGGTGAACGAATCCCTGCCATTGCTGGCATTTTTAATCCGTTGGTATGGCGTTAATATGGCTGGCGGGTTATCCAGCCGGTATTTCGTTATTCAGGTTCAGCGATACTTTTTTTAACGGGAGGCATTCACCGGGGATTTTTTGTTCGTCCCTTACCTGAATGCAGGATGACTTACTGTCATAAATTCCGGTAATCACATTTTGTGGCTCACCCGTTATAAGAAAAACGGTCATCACCAGTGCAAATGCTGAAGTCACTGCTGTTCTCCGATAATACCAAGTTCAAGAAGGGCAATTCTGGAAAGTATGGAATTATCATTGAGAAGATAAGGTTCATATTTTCTCATCTTAATGGCATCTTCCGTAAACTCCCGGTTACTGAGCAGAACACCAATATCAAAACAACCTTCAGACGTATTAACGTTTGGTAATAACGTTTCCATTATCGCGTCCTCAACAATGAATTTTGTGATGCGGTGCCTGGTGCCTCCAGGTGACGTTAACCAGTTAACAATTAACGCCGGATACAGAGAATCCACCCATAACACTGTTTTTGGTTTTAACTGTTCTGCGTGCGCTCAGCCGCATTCACCACATCACAAAATTCACTTTAAAAAGGGCGGCAGAGCAGTCACGGAGTAAAACTGATACCGCCAAACGTCACCAGAAAATTGATAACAGAGGGCGTTGCAGCGGGGTTGTCACTTAAGCGTATGGTCAACCTGACAACCCGGTGTCCTCAGCGGGGGAAGGAATAACCCCGCCATACTTACCGCCGCGCCATTTCGCGGATTGCCACAACCGGAAGCGCACGATCGAATTAAATTTAACGACGACCTATACAGAGAGACTAACTTCTCCGGGCGCTTTCGTGTTATGCCCTGACTTTTCAGGGATATATCCTTTTCAGTAAACTGTCAGTGCCGGATTCTTATCCGTGTCCGGCGCACGCACTCTACCTCACCTGTGAATAAATTAATGATTAATTGATATTTTGTTGTTTGATTCAACTTTCCCATCGGATGTGTGATGCTTTAAATCACAGGAATTAATACTGCTTGCTGTAAAATGATTTTCAAGGGGTTCTATTCGAATCCCTTTCTTTTTCATTAACAAGCCAAACCCCTTATCAATGATGTCCATTAGATCCAGGAAGTATTTTTCATGTAAATCCTGGTTATCAGAGAGCTGCTTCTCTTCGTACAGCCCGATAAAGGCTCGGCGTACGTTACCGGATATATTGTCGATGGTTTCTTTTTCTACGGTACTCAGGTCAAGAGTCGCCAGTTGAGAGCGAACCACATTCGATGCCATTTCCTGGAATGGTACTGGTAAATCTTTAAATTCCATCGTCAACCTCATCAGTCGGAGTTTCTTGCTAACCAGCGACGCGCGCCAGCTTCGGTTTTAAACGTTTTGCTTTTGGTATACGTCATGGCGGTGAATGTGCCGTCCTGGTTGGGGAGCACACCACATACCAGAGATTCGCTGTTGCCAAGATCGATAGTATCCATGCTGACCTCATTACCCCTTAACGCCGGGTAGCGGAACTGTTTGCTGAGAACACCGTGCGGTGTCTTGATGGGTGGTAATTTAGTTTTCTCATGAATGTTGGTCAAGCATTTTTAATGAGAAAACTCAACATTTAATGCAAAATAAAGCCAATACATTGAAATGTAAGGCTTTAAAATTTGTGAAGGGGGTTACTGATGTTTGTTACGTTTGCGAGCTTCTAGTAGCTCGGTGAATAGGCGATTAAAATTCTCAACGCGGGCACGGAGTTCGCTGATTTGTGCTTGCTGCTCTGATTTTGGAAGTGCGCGATACAATCGCAACATCTCCAACTCATCTTCCGATAAGTCTAAGGCGCTGTTGAGTGCTACTGGTGGATCTGGTGTTTTATCCTCGTCACCAAACAGTATCCAAGTTGGTGAACATTGCAATACCTCAGCCAGGCGATGCAAATTTTGCCCGCGCGGGGCTGTATGGTCGCTTTCCCATAGTGAAATTGATGAGCCAGATACGCCAGCGGCTTTGCTTAAATCGTTTTGACTTAAACCAACCTGTTTGCGTCTTTCTCTAATTCGTTGACCTAAAGTTTTCTCGTTCATATTTAGATATCTTAATAACCCTTGACTCGAGATTCCTTGAATGATTGCTATTGAGAAAACTCAACTTTGGAGGGGTGATGTTTAAATCAGACGTAATTAATTTTTATGGGACGAAAGCCAAAGTAGCGAAAGCTGCTGGTGTTGATCCATCTGCTGTTTCTCAATGGGGGGAACTGGTTCCTGAAGGTCGCGCGATGCGCCTGCAAGAGGCATCCGGCGGGGAACTTCAGTACGACCCCAAAGTTTATGACGAATATCGTAAGGCAAAGCGGGCGGGGCGGTTGAACAATGAAAATCACCCCTGAACAGGTTTGTGAGGCTCTGGATGCCTGGGTATGTCGACCAGGAATGACACAGGAGCAAGCGACGATATTAATCACGGAAGCATTCTGGGCTCTGAAAGAACGCCCGAACATCGATGTTCAACGCGTCACGTTTAATGATGGCGAGGTTGATCAACGGGCGCTGGGCGTTAACCGGGTGAAGATATTCGAACGCTGGAAAGCTATCGACACCAGGGATAAGCGGAAAAAATTCACGGCGCTGATTCCGGCAATTATGGAGGCTATCCGAATTAGTGATTTCAGGTTGTATCGTGAGATCAGTGATGGAAAAAGCATTACGTACATGATCGCCGGATTAAACAAAGAATATGGCGATGTGGTGGAGTCCGGGCTGCTTTTTGCGGATCCAGCTGTTGTGGAACGTGAGACTGACGAGCTTATAGAAAAAGCTATTGCTTTCAAGCATGCGTATCGTCAGCAATATCAATATTACTTTGCAGATAAACAAATGTCTGCCAGGGGTTTGTATGAGTATCGATGCACTACGATGGGCTAAAAAGGTGAAAACCGGCAGTTCATCCAGTAAGTCTGTATTGACCTGGCTTGCTGATATGTGCGGTGCCGATTTGTGTGCATACCCGTCTGTATCTGCACTGGCAGAAGTAACGGAACTAAACAAAAAGACTGTGCAGGACAGCTTACGACACCTGATGGAGATTGGGTTAATTGTTGATACCGGTGAGAGAAAAGGCAGAACAAAGCAAATTGTGGTGTACCGACTTATCGGTGTAGAAGAAAGTGTTGCCGAGCCTGAATACACCCAAAAACGGGAGTCTTTAAAGGTGGGTAAAATTGGTGCTGTTAATAAAAACAGTACCGAAAATGGTTATGTTTCAGCACAAAACAGACCCAAAAACGGAACTCTTAGCTGCATGGAAAATAACCAAAGACACCCAAATTTTCCATCAAAGACACCCAAAAACGGATCACGGAACCCAAAGGAACCCAAAGATCTAAACCCCACACATAACGCACGCGAGAGTGCTCCGACCAGTGAGCAGGAAGTTTTGTCGTTACAGGCAGCACCCCTTGTATTCCTGGATGGCCTGAGCGAACCCATCGGAAAATTTCCGATGACCGATAGCTGGTATCCGTCACGGGATTTTCGACGACGGGCTGCGTTGTGGGGGATGGCTTTGCCGGAGACAGAATTTACACCTGCTGAACTTGCCGCCTTCCGGGACTACTGGGCAGCGGAGGGGAAAGTGTTTACGCAGATTCAGTGGGAGCAGAAATTCGCCCGTCACGTAAATCACGTCAGGGCGCAGGTTAAACCAGTCAGCAAGGGGGTAAACCATGCAGCAGCACCAGGTGGCACCGCATCACGGGCAGTTCAGGAAATTCGGGCAGCACGTGAGCAGTGGGAACGTGAAAACGGATTTATCAGCGACGGAAACGGTCTGGAAGCTGTGGGAACTCATGGGGGAGGTTTATTCGAACCGCTGGACCCAGAAGAACGGGGCCGCACCTTCGAAGCTCTGGATTGCACAGATTGGCGCGATGACTGAGCAGCAAATCCGACAGGTCTGCCGCCAGTGCATGGACCGCTGCCGGGCGGGTGAAACATGGCCTCCGGACCTGGCTGAGTTTGTGGCGCTGATTTCAGAAAGCGGGGCCAATCCATTTGGCCTGACGGTGGATGCTGTGATGGAGGAGTACCGCCGCTGGCGTGATGAGTCCTGGCGATATGACGGAAGCGACAAATATCCGTGGCCTCAGCCTGTGCTGTACCACATCTGCCTCGAAATGCGTACCAGAGGGATTGAGCGCCAGATGACGCAGGGTGAGTTAAAACGACTTGCGGAACGGCAACTGACGAAATGGGCAAAGCATGTTGGTAACGGGATGAGTGTTCCGCCAGTGCGACGACAACTGGAAGGGGCGAAACACCCGCAAGGGCCAACGCCAATTGAACGGCTGAAACAGGAATACGAACGCCGGAAGGCAGCTGGTTTTATTTGAATCTGAGAAACGATTTTGTCGGAGGAAATTTTAATGGAAACCGTATTTGACGCACTGAAAGCAATGGGAAAAGCCACATCGGTAGAACTGGCCGCGCGACTTGATATCAGTCGTGAAGAGGTTCTCAACGAGCTGTGGGAACTCAAAAGAAATGGCGTCGTTGATAAAACTGGTCACACCTGGTTTCTGGCTGGCGAAGGTGAATCCCGGGTAACCGAAGAGCGGCCAGTAAAATCTGAAGCACAGGATATGCTGACCGGGGAGGTCGAACAAAAAGTTACCGCAGACATGATGATTGAGTTTATCGGTCAGGATGGTGCTAAAACGTGTGAGGAACTGGCGGGTAAGTTCGGCGTCAGTACTCGCAAGGTTGCCTCCACGCTGGCGGTGGTAACCGCAACGGGGCGGCTGGCACGCGTTAATCAGAACGGTAAATTTCGTTACTGCATGCCGGGCGATAATTTACCAGCAGAGCCGAAAGCCGCGCTGGTAACGGAAAGTGATGGTAAGGCCTTTCCTCAGCCAGCAGGTGCTGCGTTACCAGTCCGGGAAGCCGCAACACAGGAAGAAATTAAAACAGAAACTGTGGCGGACATTGTGCAGCCGTTGCCATCGTTTACCGAAACGCAAGCAGATGAGCTGATTTTTCCGTCCCTTCGCAGGGCAAACCTGGCGCTGCGCAGGGCGAAAAGTGATGTTCAGAAGTGGGAGCGAGTCTGCGCCGCGCTGCGGGAGCTGAACAAGCACCGGGATATTGTTCGACAGATTACTGATTCTTCCCGCCGTGTTGTATCGGAAAAGTGATTGCCGGAGGCGCTTATGGCAAAAGTATTTACACCAGAAGAGCGGGAAGAAGTGAAGGCGCGCATTGTGGAATTCGTGCGCCTGAGCGGACGAGAAACTTTTCGACAACTGGCAGATAAAACGGGTGTCAGTAAGACCGCTATTCGTCGTTTATCTGGTGCGCTTGCGGCCAGTGGTGATGTCTGGCTCTCTGGTTGCGGGGTATTTCCATCAGAGCAGGCGTATCGCGTATGGCGTAAGACACCGGAGAAGGCTGCTGACCCGACACTGATTCGAAAGTTACCTGACGGAGAAATACGTCGTTACAACAGACGGCAGAACATAATTTGTCGTGAGTGCCGCCAGAGCGAAGTTATGCAGCGTGTGCTGGCGTTCTATCGGGGAAACTTTCAGGAGGTGATGGAGTGAGGGTCAGAGTTTATATTGCCGGTCCAATGACGGGATATGAAAATTTCAACCGTGAGGCGTTTCACAAGGCGGAAGAGGAACTGAAACGGGAAGGGCATACCGTCTTAAACCCGGCAGTACTTCCGGACGGGCTGACACAGCCGCACTACATGGATATTTGCATGGCAATGATTCGTTGTGTGGATGCGATTTACATGCTGAATGGCTGGCAGCGGTCAGCGGGCGCTAAGGCAGAGCTGGCACTGGCGGAGAAACTGGGGCATGCAGTGATTTATCAGGAGGTGGCTCAATGAGAGAGGTTAACTATGAGGCGCTTCGTGAGGCAGCACAAAACTATCAGTCGACGCTGGCGTGGTATCAGGCTATCCCGGACAGCCCAAATGCTGAACGGGATTGTGATGCGGCTCTTGCTGCGTTTAAGCGTCACATCCGTCATCGGGAAGCGGATATTATCGCTGATTTGCTGGATGGACTGGAAGAAGCAAAATCACAACTCAAAGAGCAGCGTGAGTATTACGAAGGCGTTATCTCTGATGGGAGCAAGCGTATTGCTGAACTGGAAGCGCGGGAAGTTCAATTACCGACTCGCTACGACCTTCGATATGGACACCCGATAAATGCAGATGAGCGACATGTCATGATACCTAAAGAAAATGGCAGTTGGCTTTACCTGATTGACCTAGAACACGCATTACGCGTCGCTGGCATTCGCATCAAAGGAGAGGAGCATGGAAATAAAACCAGAGGATGAGTTAAGCAATATCGTTTTATTTCCGGTAAAAGAGGATGACCCTCGTAATCAGGTTAATTTTCTTTATGAGCCATCGGAAAGACCATATTGTCATCACGCCTCTGTTCGGGTTGACGAAAAAGAGCGTCAGGTCCGCTGTAAAATCTGCGGTGCAGTTGTGGAGCCATTTGACTGGATGCTCTCTGTGGCGAAAAGAGAAACCAGACTGGCAGATGATGTAAGGCTATTGCGCCAGGAGGAACAGGAAAGGCGGAAAAATATAGAAAAGTTAATTCAGATTGAGCGTAACGCGAAAGCGCGGATATGCAGGGCGACAAAATCCAGAACTGAATAATTAAATTTAGCACTGTAAATAAAATCAAATCCTTAACCGGAGGGATTTCTGCACCCTCAGAACATCAGGAGGCCGTCCGAAAGGGCGGTAGTGAAATGCGAAAATTCAAAATAATTATTGAAACGGGAATAGCCGGTGGAGATTTCGAGGATGAATTCGAAGTGGATGATGATGCAACACCAGATGAAATACAGGATGAAGCTAAAGATATTTTCTTTAACTACTGCAATTACTCATACCACGAAATAAAAGACGAAGAGGAAGAACAAAATGGCTGATTTTGGTTCAACTAAATATAACGCCAGTTTTGAAGAATGGCATGAACTGTTAATGGATTATGCAGAGTTACGCGGTGGAAGTGCCGCTGATGCTGAAGCATGGCGTGATGATTATGAAGCAGGGAAAACACCGGTCGAAGCATATTGTGATGAGTGGGGCGATGAATGAGCGAGATTAATTATCAGGAAGGGCATGAAAAGGCAGGGCAGGCAAAACCAGTGGCATGGCGATATCGCTACGTGAAAAAAGGCGTTACAGACTTTCAGGGGAAGCAGTGGGTTGGTGACTGGAAATATGTCCCGACAAAAGAGGATTGTAACGACAGACCAAACTATGAAATTCAGGCGTTATTCACGGCCCCGCCAGCTTCGGTGACATCAGAAGGACTGGTTAAAGCTGTGCGCTTTTATGAACAGGTACGGCGTGAGGATCCGCCAGTTGAAACCGGAGCATGGAAAGACGCTATTGACTGGGTACTCAAGGAGGCCTGCCTGGTTGTAAACACGGGCATCAAAGGAGGCTGAATGGGTATTGCCGCAAGTTATACCATGCATCTCTATTGTGATTGCCGCCAGTGTACGGATGGCAAATATCAGTCGCCAGATTTTGGTGAGTATATCGGTACGTCATGGGCTGGCTGTGCAAAAGAGGCACGTAAAGATGGGTGGCGAATAAGTGCCGACAAAACGCGTGCTTTTGCGCCAGGGCATAAAATTTTGAGGAGCAACAAAGGAGAGTGATGTGCCTACATTATTCAGAAAAGAATATCCGCGAAAAAGTAGAGCGACAGAATTTTTGTTTCTCATTCTGTTTATCGTGTTGATGATACCGATATCCCCGTTAATTCTGGTATGGGGAATCGGAAAAATAATTGAGCCAGTTATTGAATTGTATAACGACGTGGTATGGGCTCCGTTCAACACACTGCACAATAAAATTAATCCGTATAAGGAAAACTGATATGGCAACTTTGACAAAAAAAGAACAGGCATGGTTGAACGAATTACAGGACGTTCTTGATCGCTGTCCATCACCGAAAAAAATTGGTTTTTACACCATTGGCGATAAAAGCATTTACCTGTATGACCTGCGCCGCATGGATGAAATCATGGAGGCTCTTGATAATCGTTCGTCAATGGATTGGTGTGTTGCTGTCCATGATATGAATGCAGGGTTTGATGAAAAGATTTTGTTCCCCTCATCAGTTGAAAGCACTGCGGGTTAAGGAGTAACACATGACCACTATTACCAAAGAACGTATTGAATTGTTCATTAAAAACCCGCTTGAAAACGGGCTTACCCGTGGTGAACAAATGGAACTGGCACGGATTGCGCTGGCATCGCTGGAAGCAGAGCCGGTTGTGTTCTGGTTTGAAAAATATCAAGAAGGGGCTACGGCATGACGACTTTTACCAGAGAGCAGTTAATAGCTCACGCAGAGGAGACTATTGAAGCACAGAGACTGTGCATACCGGGCACAATCGACCATGACATCATCCGCACATATAAGATAGACTGGCCCCTGAATCTCCAGACAACCAGTATCACTTAAATAAGTGATAGTCTTAATACTAGTTTTTAGACTAGTCATTGGAGTACAGATGATTGATGTCTTAGGGCCGGAGAAACGCAGACGGCGTACCACACAGGAAAAGATCGCAATTGTTCAGCAGAGCTTTGAACCGGGGATGACGGTCTCCCTCGTTGCCCGGCAACATGGTGTAGCAGCCAGCCAGTTATTTCTCTGGCGTAAGCAATACCAGGAAGGAAGTCTTACTGCTGTGGCCGCCGGAGAACAGGTTGTTCCTGCCTCTGAACTTGCTGCCGCCATGAAGCAGATTAAAGAACTCCAGCGCCTGCTCGGCAAGAAAACGATGGAAAATGAACTCCTCAAAGAAGCCGTTGAATATGGACGGGCAAAAAAGTGGATAGCGCACGCGCCCTTATTGCCCGGGGATGGGGAGTAAGCTTAGTCAGCCGTTGTCTCCGGGTGTCGCGTGCGCAGTTGCACGTCATTCTCAGACGAACCGATGACTGGATGGATGGCCGCCGCAGTCGTCACACTGATGATACGGATGTGCTTCTCCGTATACACCATGTTATCGGAGAGCTGCCCACGTATGGTTATCGTCGGGTATGGGCGCTGCTTCGCAGACAGGCAGAACTTGATGGTATGCCTGCGATCAATGCCAAACGTGTTTACCGGATCATGCGCCAGAATGCGCTGTTGCTTGAGCGAAAACCTGCTGTACCACCATCGAAACGGGCACATACAGGCAGAGTGGCCGTGAAAGAAAGCAATCGGCGATGGTGCTCTGACGGGTTCGAGTTCTGCTGTGATAACGGAGAGAGACTGCGTGTCACGTTCGCGCTGGACTGCTGTGATCGTGAGGCACTGCACTGGGCGGTGACTACCGGCGGCTTCAACAGTGAAACAGTACAGGACGTCATGCTGGGAGCGGTGGAACGCCGCTTCGGCAACGATCTTCCGTCGTCTCCAGTGGAGTGGCTGACGGATAATGGTTCATGCTACCGGGCTAATGAAACACGCCAGTTCGCCCGGATGTTGGGACTTGAACCGAAGAACACGGCGGTGCGGAGTCCGGAGAGTAACGGAATAGCAGAGAGCTTCGTGAAAACGATAAAGCGTGACTACATAAGTATCATGCCCAAACCAGACGGGTTAACGGCAGCAAAGAACCTTGCAGAGGCGTTCGAGCATTATAACGAATGGCATCCGCATAGTGCGCTGGGTTATCGCTCGCCACGGGAATATCTGCGGCAGCGGGCTTGTAATGGGTTAAGTGATAACAGATGTCTGGAAATATAGGGGCAAATCCAAAGATGGATATTGCTGTTCTGGAAATCGCACTGGTATCGCTGGCAGCAGAGCCAGCCGGTAAATTGCATGAATACAAACCAGTGGGATATCAGCGTCTGGTCGATGAGTTAACCATGCTGGTAAAGCAGTTAACCTGGCAACTGAGGAAAGCGAAGCCAGACTGCAAATTACCGGATAAGGCGATGAGTTATCTGGAGCGGAACGGACTGATAAGCGTGGAGGATATTTTACGATGACCTGGCCTGAAGCATTAACAACGGTAGGAATTGCGATGGCGGTGGCGCTGGTGGTGTATTCGATTTGCCGCTGGGGATAAAAACGGTTTGCGGGAAAAGGAGAGTTAAGTAGAATTGCAGCGGGTGCTTGAGGCTATCTGTCTCAGGCATGAACACCAAAAGGCAGATAGAGAAAAGCCCCAGTTAACATTACGCGTCCGGCAAGACGCTTAACATTAATCTGAGGCCATATCTATGCTCTACACACGTAGGTTAGCCTCTTACGTGCCGAAAGGCAAGGAGAAGCAGGCTATGAAGCAGCAAAAGGCGATGCTAATCGCCCTGATCGTCATCTGTTTAACCGTCATTGTGACGGCACTGGTAACGAGGAAAGACCTCTGCGAGGTACGAATCCGAACCGGCCAGACGGAGGTCGCTGTCTTCACAGCTTACGAACCTGAGGAGTAAGAGACCCGGCGAGGGAGAAATCCCTCGCCACCTCTGATGTGGCAGGCATTCTCAACGCACCCGCACTTAACCCGCTTCGGCGGGTTTTTGTTTTTATTTTCAACGCATTTGAAGTTCTGGACGGTGCCGGAATAGAATCAAAAATACTTAAGTAGCGCGCAGGGATAAGAGGGATGGTCCCTTAAAGGGGAGAGCTAATTATCCGGAAGGATTCTGATGATGAACATCGAAGAACTGCGTAAAATTTTTTGTGAAGATGGCCTCTATGCTGTGTGCGTTGAAAATGGAAATATTGTTAGTCATTACCGCATTGTGTGTTTGCAAAAAAATGGGGCTGCGTTAATTAATTTTGTGGATGCCCGAGTGACGGACGGATTTATCTTGCGCGACGGTGAGTTTGTCACTTCATTACAGGTATTGAAAGAGATCGGAATAAAAGCTGGCTTTTCTGCTTTTTCAGAAGAATAAACTCATCTACAATCTTGCGCGGGGCTGAACTCCCGCTGAGTAACACCGTGCCACCGGAGAAAACCGATGGCACGCAACGCAAAATATTACAAACATGATAATTCGACCGTTCTTGCCCACACGCACGAGCGGTATTCTCACGCATTTAAGTCAGACTGGTACCAGCATCCCCCATGCACTGAAGAACAGGCCGAATGGCTCATTCAGTGTTACCGCAGGCGCGGATGCGAGGTTAAAAAAGCCCTTAGCCTCGACTACCGTCACTGGATAATCTCCGTCAGGCTTCCTTACTCCGAACGCCCACCGCGTCTGTCCCGCACATACCAGCAACGCATCTGGAGATAACGTGCGGGTATTACTTCGACCTGTTCTGGTACCGGAACTCGGGCTGGTGATCGTTAAGCCGGGCCGTGAATCCATGCCGGTATTCCACAATACCCGGGTACTGGTGGAGCCGGAACCGAAAAGCATGCGTAATCTGCCGTCCGGGGTCGTTCCTGCCGTTCGCCAGCCGCTGGCGGAGGATAAATCATTACTGCCATTTTTCAGCGACGAACGAGTGATTCGTGCTGCTGGTGGCGCTGGCGCATTGTCTGACTGGTTACTGCGCCATGTTAAATCCTGCCAGTGGCCACACGGCGATTATCACCACAGTGAAACCGTCATTCACCGTTATGGTACCGGCGCAATGGTGTTGTGCTGGCACTGCGACAACCAGCTGCGCGACCAGACCTCCGAATCACTCGGGCAACTTGCTCACCAAAACCTGTCTGCATGGATGATTGACGTCATACGCCATGCAATGAATGGCTCGCAGGAACGGGAATTATCGCTGGCTGAATTATCCTGGTGGGCGGTCCGCAATCAGGTGGCGGACGCGCTACCGGAAGCGGTATTACGTCGTTCGCTGGGGTTGCGTGCGGAAAAAATCCGCTCAATGTACCGTGAAAGCGACATCGTACCGGGAGAGCAGACCGCCACCAGCATACTGAAGCAGCGCACAAAAAATCTTGCGCCGCTGCCTCACGCCCACCAGCAAAACCCGCCACAGGAAGAGACGGTGGTCAGCATTGCCGTTGATCCTGAGTCTCCGGAATCTTTCATGAAACGACCTAAACGTCGCCGCTGGGTTAACGAGAAATACACACGCTGGGTGAAGACACAGCCGTGTGCGTGTTGTGGTAAGCCAGCCGACGATCCCCATCACCTGATTGGTCATGGTCAGGGCGGAATGGGGACAAAATCTCACGATATTTTCACGCTACCGCTGTGTCGGGAGCATCACAACGAGCTTCATGCGGATCCTCTGGCGTTCGAAGAAAAGCATGGTTCTCAGGTTGATTTAATTTTTCGTTTTCTTGATCACGCCTTTGCAACTGGCGTGCTTGGGTAAAAGAGGTGACTGATGCTCATAGATTTGGTTTTACCTTACCCGCCGACGGTGAACACTTACTGGCGACGCCGTGGCAGCACATATTTTATCTCGGAGGAGGGAAAGCGTTATCGCCGGGCTGTGGCGCTTATTGTTCGCCAGCAGCGGCTGAAATTAAGCCTGTCCGGAAGGCTGGCGATAAAGGTGATTGCAGAGCCACTGGATAAGCGTCGTCGCGACCTGGACAATATCCTGAAAGCACCGCTGGATGCGCTGACGCATGCGGGAGTGTTAATGGACGATGAGCAGTTTGATGAAATCAATATCGTTCGTGGTCAGCCAGTATCTGGTGGACGTATGGGGGTGAAGATTTACCCCATAATGCATGAAGAGCAGGTCAAAAAATGAAACTGGAAGATTTACCGAAATACTACTCCCCAAAATCCCCTGGCCTGACCGATGTATCGGCCTCAACGTCAAAAGATGCGCTGAGTATCACTGATGTGATGGCCGCGCAGGGCATGACACAGAATCGGGCTGAGATGGGGTTTTCTGCGTTCCTGGGGAAAATGGGCATCAGTATGAATGACAGGGCGCGGGCAACAGAATTACTGGCAGATTATGCACTCAGTCGGTGCGATCGTGTGGCGGCGTTGAGAAAACTTCCGGCAGAAATAAAACCGGTAGTGATGCGCATTATGGCTTCGTACGCTTTTGAGGATTATGCCCGCAGCGCAGCGAGTAAAAAGCAGTGCCCTTGTTGCTATGGGGAAAAATTTATTGAAAGCGTAGTTTTTACAAACAAGGTCCAGTATCCGGATGGTAAGCCGCCGGTATGGGCAAAGTGTACGAAAGGTGTGTATCCGTCTTACTGGGAAGAATGGAAAAAAGTCAGGGAGGTGGTAAAAGTTGCCTGTCCGGAGTGTGGCGGAAAGGGTGAGGTTTCCACCGCCTGTAAGGATTGCCGTGGGCGTGGTGTCGCCATTCATCGTGAAGAGTCGGTAAAACGTGGTATGCCTGTTATCAGAGACTGCCAGCGTTGTGGTGGTCGTGGCTGTGAAAGACTACCATCAACGGAGGCATTTAATGCCATATGCAAAGTGACGAGTGCTATCACGCTTGATACGTGGAAAAAATCAGTGAAACGCTTTTACGATACGTTGGTGGTTCGGTTTGACATTGAAGAGGCATGGGCGGAGCGGCAGTTAAAGAGGGTAACGCGATAGTGTTGTTGATTTTTCCCGAATCTGTGGTAAATTTGCTCTAACGATGGGCGTTTTATGCCTGACGTTAGAAGATTTTTTACACCCCGCCGCCTGGCGGGTTTTTTATGACTGAAATCGCGTCAGTACAGTAAACGCGCTGGTGGCGGTGAATACCTGTCTTTCAGCTTGCTGGCTTTTTCGACAAGAGTTATTGGTGTGTCACGTTAACCGGAAAAGGGAAAAAGACATGCTGAAACAGCAGGATATGACAGAAACCGCCAGAGTGGTGTTTAATGAATTAAGCGTTAACGACCCGGCGACAGTCGGGGAGATTGCGCAGAATACTTACCTTTCACGCGAACGCTGCCAGTTAATACTGACCCAGCTGGTTATGGCGGGTCTGGCAGACTATCAGTTCGGTTGTTACAGACGCCTTCCGCAGTGAAGGCTTTTTTATTTGTGGTAAATGGGCGGCTGGTGGGTGTTAGGGGCACCCACCAGCCATCTGCTCATGCGTTGGGTTCACAAGCAAACCTCAGGCCCACTGCTTTGCGCAAAAGCAGAATGAGCCTATCAGAGACAGGCTTAATGATCCATGCTTAATACTGTAAAAATATCCAGTTGTGAGTTAATCAACGCCGACTGCCTGGAATTTATCTGGTCGTTACCCGAAAATTCTGTTGACCTGATAGTCACGGACCCGCCGTACTTTAAAGTGAAGCCTGAGGGCTGGGATAACCAGTGGAAGGGCGACGATGATTACCTGAAGTGGCTGGACCAGTGTCTGGCGCAGTTCTGGCGGGTGCTGAAACCTGCCGGAAGTCTTTACCTGTTCTGTGGTCATCGCCTGGCATCTGATATCGAAATCATGATGCGTGAACGCTTCAGTGTGCTGAACCATATTATCTGGGCGAAGCCGTCCGGACGCTGGAACGGATGCAACAAGGAAAGCCTGCGGGCGTATTTCCCCGCCACAGAGCGCATTCTGTTCGCGGAACATTATCAGGGGCCGTATCGTCCGAAAGATGCCGGGTATGCGGCGAAGGGCAGTGCACTGAAACAGCATGTGATGGCCCCGCTGATTTCTTACTTTCGTGATGCGCGCGCGGCCCTGGGGATAACGGCAAAACAGATTGCAGATGCCACAGGAAAGAAAAACATGGTGTCGCACTGGTTCAGTGCCAGTCAGTGGCAGCTACCGAACGAAAGCGATTATCTGAAATTACAGTCGCTGTTTGCCCGGGTGGCAGAAGAGAAACATCAGCGCGGTGAACTGGAAAAGCCCCACCACCAGCTGGTGGATACGTATACGTCACTGAACCGGCAGTATGTGGAGCTGCAGAGTGAATATAAGCATCTGCGGCGGTATTTTGGTGTGACGGCGCAGGTGCCGTACACGGATGTGTGGACACATAAACCGGTGCAGTTCTATCCCGGGAAACATCCGTGCGAAAAACCGGCAGAAATGCTGCAGCAGATAATCAGCGCAAGCAGTCGTCCGGGTGACCTGGTTGCAGATTTTTTTATGGACTCAGGTTCAACGGTAAAAGCGGCACTGGCGCTCGGGCGTCGTGCGATTGGCGTTGAGCTGGAGACCGGACGTTTTGAGCAGACGGTTCGGGAAGTACAGGATTTAGTCAGCCAGAACGGATGATATTGCAGAATTAATTACGCGTCGTTATTATGCGGCTCCCGGCCCTTTAGCTCAGTGGTGAGAGCGAGCGACTCATAATCGCCAGGTCGCTGGTTCAAATCCAGCAAGGGCCACCATCACATACCGCCATTAGCTCATCGGGATAGAGCGCCAGCCTTCGAAGCTGGTTGCGCGGGGTTCGAGTTCTCGATGGCGGTCCATTTATCGGTATTCTGCGTTGTTAGCTCAGCCGGACAGAGCAATTGCCTTCTAAGCAGCTGTGGTTGCACTCCTGTTGTTTCTGGTGGTGATGGTGGACTTCAGCAGCCGGATAATGTCGGTGCTGTCTGATGATGTTTTGGTGGCGGGTGTGGTGGTTGTTGCTTTCCCGTTGCTGAAAAAGAAAGCATCAGGCGATTAGCAGGGTATCAGTTACCCGTTGAAATTTTTAAATACCTCACAATTCCACAGCTTGATGATTGTCTGGCTGCCGGAGAATTTGTTAAAAATTACATCGCATGGTGAATCCCCCTCAGCGGCGGGGCATCTGGCAAAGTGTATGATCCAGAGAACATGCAAATTCAGTAGACAGGCTGAATTTACCGGGAGGCACCTGGCACCATGCGACAGACAGAAATTAGGCTATACTTCAGCCCCTCTCCGGAGGGGCTTTTCTGTGCAGGATGTGTCACAGTTTCCTGAATTCTGAGTACTGTCCTGTTACTCAGGGTGCTATATTTTCTGACGTGATGAAAGTCTGCCGGAAGGCGGAACGTATCGGAAATGACCCAGTAGAGAAAACGTTGACTCAGATACCGATGCTGAGTTACCGGGAAACCGGCATCACATGACCGCTATCCTTCCAGGCTCGCTCCGGCGGGCCTTTTTACTGCAGAAAACAGTTTTCCCGTAAAATGCTACGTTGCTCATAATTCAGGCTGGCGATTATTGTCTGGCCAGCGGGAAGTTTGTTAAAAAATTTCGCATGGTGAATCCCCCTGTGCGGAGGGGCAATCAGCGAGTAGGTATATGGGATAATCGCGGATTCAGGTGCTGGTACTGAATTCACCGGGAGGCACCCGGCACCATGCAATGGCACATAGCGCCACTCTCCAGCCCCTCTCCGGAGGGGCTGTTTATATTGATTTTGTCAGATGTGAGTAAACTCCTTATGGACTTTGTTGTTTTAGTCCATAAGGACATATTTGCAGAGTGCAACGGTTATTAAAGCATTCATTCAATACGTTATCTGTATTTGTAGGGCATTCCTGGCTGTTTTTGATTAAATTCCAGAATGTTTTATTGAATGGCACTACGTTGTAAATGGTTACAGGTAGCACTTTGTTATTGAGCATGATGCCTGTGTGAGTCAGTGTAAATATACTTTCAGGAGGTAAGAAAGCATCCGATTGATACCAGATTATTAATTTTATTTTACTCCATATGACTGAAAAAGATATTCCGCATGATGGCTGGATAACTGTATCAATCACAATCCACTTCATTTAGTTTCCTTGTTTATGTCTTGCTGGTGATGTTCTGAAAAGTATAAATGATATTTTTGATTGTAAACCATAGAGCAGAATTATTTTTCTGATGTTGTTTATTGTTTATTTAAATGCATGGTGGTTTATATCTCGTCTTGTAGTTTATCCATGCATATCTGCTTGATGATGAGGTTTTTATTTAAGGTATGGTTTTGTTTTTTTCTGTATTACATGTCAGGTATTTTAAAGAATCATTTTTCAGATGGTGGAAAGAACCATGGCATTTAAACACTATGATGTTGTCAGGGCGGCGTCGCCGTCAGATCTTGCGGAAAAGCTGACACATAAACTGAAAGAGGGCTGGCAGCCGTTTGGTAGTCCGGTGGCCATAACCCCTTATACCCTGATGCAGGCGATTGCAGCAGAAGGTGATGTGGTCGTCAGTGGTGCAACTGAGCCGGAGTGGTACTACGTCATCGTACTGGCCGGGCAATCCAATGCCATGGCTTACGGTGAAGGGCTTCCGCTTCCGGATTCTTACGATGCGCCCCACCCACGTATTAAGCAACTGGCCCGTCGCAACACAGTGACTCCCGGTGGTAAAGCATGCGCATTTAACGACATCATTCCGGCAGACCACTGCCTGCATGATGTTCAGGATATGAGCGCACTGAATCATCCGAAGGCAGACCTGAGCAAAGGGCAGTACGGCTGTGTCGGCCAGGGCTTACATATTGCCAAAAAACTGCTTCCGTATATCCCGAATAACGCGGGGATCCTGCTGGTACCATGCTGTCGTGGTGGTTCGGCATTCACCCAGGGCGCGGAGGGGACATTCAGTGCGGACACGGGGGCCAGCCAGGATTCGGCACGCTGGGGTGTGGGTAAACCGTTATATCAGGACCTGATCGCACGCACCAAAGCGGCATTACAGAAGAACCCGAAAAATGTGTTGCTGGCGGTGTGCTGGATGCAGGGCGAATTTGACATGAGCGCTGCCACCTACGCACAGCAACCGGACCTGTTCACGGCCATGCTGAAGCAGTTCCGTACTGACCTTTCCGGATTTAACGCGCAGTGCCATGGCGGCAGTGCTGCAGTTGTACCGTGGATTTGTGGCGACACGACGTATTACTGGAAAAACACATACGGCACACAGTATGACTCCGTCTACGGCGCGTACAAAAACAGGGAGAGCGACAACGTTTTCTTTGTGCCGTTCATGACCGACGGTAACGGCAACAACACGCCCACCAACTTACCGGCAGAAGACCCGGATATTGCTGATGCAGGTTATTACGGCGCGCAATCCCGTAGTAATGGTAATTGGGTATCGTCAAATCGTCCGACACATTTCAGTTCATGGGCGCGCAGGGGCATTATTTCGGATCGCCTGGCAACCGCTATTCTGAACGCAGTTGGTCGAACCAGCGCCTTCATCAGCGGTACCGCACCGGAGATTAAACCCTCGCCCGGCGGCGACACGCCATCGGGGCCGTCTGATGGTGACACATCCGTTCGTACAGTCTCCCTGCTGCCGACAGCCGGAGAGGCTGCTGCGCAGGGCTGGACCATCACCGGCGGCAGTGTTGCGCTGGAAGATGGTGTGTTTAAGGTTACCAAGCAGAGCAATAAAACCTGGTCCCTGATGCATCCGGTGGATGACGCAGTCTCCCTGCTGACACGGGGTGGCAGACTGAGCTGTAAGTTTCGACTGTCAGGCGCACTGACCAACAACCAGTTCGGTCTGGGAATTTATCTGTATACCGATGTAGCGTTACCTGACGTCGTGGCGATGACCGGGACTGGTAACCCGTTCCTGATGTCGTTCTTCACCCAGACCACAGACGGCAAACTGAATCTGATGCATCACAAGAAAGCCGGAAACACAAAGTTGGGCGAGTTCGGGAATTACAGTAACGACTGGCAGACGCTGGAGCTGGTGTTCACCGCCGGCAGTGCCACGGTTACTCCGAAACTGAATGGAGTGGCTGGCCCGGCATTCCAGGTCATAAAAGACAGTCTGACACTGGGGCTGAATGCGCTGACGCTGACGGATATTACCAAAAATGCAGCGTATGGCGTTGAGATAGAAAGTCTGGTGCTGGAGATAAATGCACCGGCATCATCATAAAAAGTGAGCCAGTCAAATGGAAGGTATCGTTAAACTCACCGGTAGTGTCAGTGGGTAGACTGGCCCCCTGAATCTCCAGACAACCAGTATCACTTAAATAAGTGATAGTCTTAATACTAGTTTTTAGACTAGTCATTGGAGTACAGATGATTGATGTCTTAGGGCCGGAGAAACGCAGACGGCGTACCACACAGGAAAAGATCGCAATTGTTCAGCAGAGCTTTGAACCGGGGATGACGGTCTCCCTCGTTGCCCGGCAACATGGTGTAGCAGCCAGGCAGTTATTTCTCTGGCGTAAGCAATACCAGGAAGGAAGTCTTACTGCTGTGGCCGCCGGAGAACAGGTTGTTCCTGCCTCTGAACTTGCTGCCGCCATGAAGCAGATTAAAGAACTCCAGCGCCTGCTCGGCAAGAAAACGATGGAAAATGAACTCCTCAAAGAAGCCGTTGAATATGGACGGGCAAAAAAGTGGATAGCGCACGCGCCCTTATTGCCCGGGGATGGGGAGTAAGCTTAGTCAGCCGTTGTCTCCGGGTGTCGCGTGCGCAGTTGCACGTCATTCTCAGACGAACCGATGACTGGATGGATGGCCGCCGCAGTCGTCACACTGATGATACGGATGTGCTTCTCCGTATACACCATGTTATCGGAGAGCTGCCCACGTATGGTTATCGTCGGGTATGGGCGCTGCTTCGCAGACAGGCAGAACTTGATGGTATGCCTGCGATCAATGCCAAACGTGTTTACCGGATCATGCGCCAGAATGCGCTGTTGCTTGAGCGAAAACCTGCTGTACCACCATCGAAACGGGCACATACAGGCAGAGTGGCCGTGAAAGAAAGCAATCAGCGATGGTGCTCTGACGGGTTCGAGTTCTGCTGTGATAACGGAGAGAGACTGCGTGTCACGTTCGCGCTGGACTGCTGTGAGCGTGAGGCACTGCACTGGGCGGTGACTACCGGCGGCTTCAACAGTGAAACAGTACAGGACGTCATGCTGGGAGCGGTGGAACGCCGCTTCGGCAACGATCTTCCGTCGTCTCCAGTGGAGTGGCTGACGGATAATGGTTCATGCTACCGGGCTAATGAAACACGCCAGTTCGCCCGGATGTTGGGACTTGAACCGAAGAACACGGCGGTGCGGAGTCCGGAGAGTAACGGAATAGCAGAGAGCTTCGTGAAAACGATAAAGCGTGACTACATCAGTATCATGCCCAAACCAGACGGGTTAACGGCAGCAAAGAACCTTGCAGAGGCGTTCGAGCATTATAACGAATGGCATCCGCATAGTGCGCTGGGTTATCGCTCGCCACGGGAATATCTGCGGCAGCGGGCTTGTAATGGGTTAAGTGATAACAGATGTCTGGAAATATAGGGGCAAATCCAGTGGGTCGTCTGAGATGCCTGCATGAGTTATCAGAGCCATCAGTACTTAACTGGTGGCTTTTTTTATTGTTGTCAGCTTCCGGATAACGGGAGACGGGTATGTACCAGATGGAAAAAATCACAACAGGTGTGTCATACACCACGTCAGCGGTGGGAACGGGCTACTGGTTCCTGCAGTTGCTGGACAGGGTTTCCCCGTCTCAGTGGGCGGCAATAGGCGTGCTGGGGAGTCTGCTGTTTGGGCTGCTGACATATCTGACTAACCTGTATTTCAAAATCAGAGAGGACCGTCGTAAGGCGGCACGGGGAGAGTAATTCAATGACTCAAAACTATGAACTGATTGTGAAAGGGATCCGCAATTTTGAGAATAAAGTTACGGTAACTTTAGCGTTACGGGACAAAAAACGCTTTGACGGTGAAATTTTTGACCTGGACATCGCGCTGGACCGTGTTGAAGGTGCCGCGCTGGAGTTTTATGAGGCAGCAGCCAGAAGGAGCATCAGACAGGTCTTCCTGGATGTTGCTGCCGGGTTATGTGAAGGGGATGAGCAGTCGCCGGAAAAGCGCCCCGTAATTTTAGAGGCGCAGGATGTGTTGATAACCTACAGAGGAAAACTACCGGGAATAATTACGGGTTCTCTGAAGAGTCCGCCGAAATGGTAATTTTACCAGCATATTTTTCATCCAGTAATACAGCAAGCCGCCTGAAAGAGTCTTGTTGTTCCTGAGACCATTTGGGATTGCATGATTCAAACTGGATTGATGCCAGCGTTGATTGCATCTGTTCCCTTGGAATTGAGAATGCCAGATATGAGAAGGCGACGGTAAGGGTATTCACGTCTTCCCGAAGCCTGGAAATGCTGTCGAGCAACTCCTGTAGAGAAATGGTGTTATTGTCCATAAATAATCCTCATGATTGTATTGACCTGTTAGCAGCCTGAGGCAACAGGCTGGAACTGATAAACATATCCAGGGCTCAGAAACCGATAAATCCTGATAAATATCCATGAACGCAAAAATCAGATACGGCCTGTCGGCTGCCGTTCTGGCGCTGATTGCCGCTGGTGCGCCTGCGCCTGACATTCTCGACCAGTTTCTGGATGAAAAGGAAGGTAACCACACCACGGCATACCGTGATGGCGCGGGTATCTGGACCATCTGCCGCGGTGCCATCCTGGTGGATGGCAAACCTGTCGTTCCGGGCATGAAGTTGTCGAAGGAAAAATGCGACCGGGTTAACGCCATTGAGCGTGATAAGGCGCTGGCATGGGTGGAGAAAAACATCAGAGTGCCATTGAGCGAACCCCAGAAAGCGGGGATCGCGTCATTCTGTCCGTACAACATTGGTCCCGGTAAGTGTTTCCCGTCGACGTTTTATAAACGAATTAATGCAGGTGATCGCAGGGGAGCGTGTGAGGCGATTCGCTGGTGGATTAAGGACGGTGGCAGAGACTGCCGTATTCGTTCAAACAACTGCTACGGTCAGGTATCCCGTCGTGACCAGGAGAGCGCGCTGGCGTGCTGGGGTATCGACAGATAAGCAGAATATTTTGCTGAAAAATGCGGTTTGCTTACACGGACGGATAACACGAAATCCTGCGAACTGACAAAAACTAAGTGAATAAAAGTAAAAACCCCGTTTGTTGGCTGCAAGCGGGGTTTTGTGTTTCCTGACTCTGGAAAAGTCAAAGGAGAAAGTGTGTTTGATTTTAGCAAACTGATTCGGGAGATTCGAGTGATGGCTGAAAAATTATCCACCTGGAAGTTCATTCTTATCTGGCTGGTGTTTGTGATTATGGCCTCCGGTTATTTCATCGGTCAGATACGCTGGTGGTGAAATGAACCGCGTACTGTGCGTGGTCATCATTGCCCTGCTGGTGGCCTGTGGTGCGCTTAGTCTGGGGCTGAATCATTACCGTGATAACGCCATAACCTACAAAGAGCAGCGCGATAAAAAAGTCAGTGAGCTGGAGCAGGCAAATGCAACCATTACTGATATGCAGCAGCGCCAGCGTGATGTTGCTGCACTTGATGCCAGATACTCGAGGGAATTAGCCGATGCGAGAGCTGAAAATGAAACTCTGCGCGCTGACGTTGCCGCTGGTCGTAAGCGCCTGCGGATCAACGCCACCTGCCCCGGTACCGTGCGTGAAGCCCCCACCACCTCCGGCGTGGATAATGCAACCGGCCCCCGACTGGCAGACACCGCTGAACGGGATTATTTCACTCTCAGAGAGCGGTTGATGCTGATGCAGAAGCAGCTGGAAGTGGCGCAGGAATATATCCGCACTCAGTGCCTGAAATAAGTTTTGCTGATGCGCGGTATTGTCGCCGTATCCCCGCATTAACAGAGACCGCAGCCCGACCGGGAGACTCCTCTGCGCGAGTGTGCGGGGATAATCAAAAACGATACACACCGGGGTTTACCGCGTTAACGGAGCGCGGCGTTGTCCCCTCATAGTCGCCTGTCCGGTGCGATGGTGGAAGAAACCGGACTACATTGAAAATGATAACCATTATCATTTTTGCGGGTCCTTTCCGGCGATCCGGGCCGTTACGGGGCGGCGACCTCGCGGTTTTTCACTATTTATGAAAATTTTTCAGGGAAAATCGTGTCGGTACTTCTCGAATATAACTTTTTGTTTTTTTTAATATTGCATCCGTAAAGGTCCGACATGAAAGTGTCCGAAAATGCCTTTTTCTGGCGTTTTCATGTCGGGCCTTGTATTTGATAATGGGTTGTTTTCATGAAGGTTAATAAAAAGAGGCTTGCCGAAATTTTCAACGTGGACCCGCGGACGATTGAACGCTGGCAGTCTCAGGGACTCCCTTGCGCCTCCAAAGGTAGTAAGGGCATTGAATCTGTATTTGATACTGCCATGGCAATTCAGTGGTATGCGCAGAGGGAAACTGATATCGAAAACGAAAAGCTCCGCAAAGAACTGGACGATTTGCGTGCGGCAGCGGAGTCAGATTTACAACCCGGCACCATTGACTATGAACGCTACCGGCTCACAAAAGCGCAGGCAGATGCGCAGGAACTGAAAAATGCCCGTGAAGACGGAGTAGTGCTGGAAACTGAACTGTTTACCTTCATTCTGCAACGTGTGGCACAGGAGATTTCGGGGATACTTGTGCGTGTGCCGTTGACATTACAGCGTAAATATCCGGACATTTCACCATCACACCTTGATGTGGTGAAAACTGAAATCGCGAAAGCCTCCAATGTTTCAGCTAAGGCCGGTGAAAACGTGGGCGGGTGGATCGATGATTTCAGACGCGCAGAAGGCAGCTAATGCAGCCGGTGCGATAGCTACAGGGCTTTTATCTCTCATTATTCCTGTTCCACTGACGACAGTTCAGTGGGCCAATAAACATTATTACCTTCCTAAAGAGTCGTCTTATACCCCGGGGCGGTGGGAAACACTGCCGTTTCAGGTTGGCATCATGAACTGTATGGGCAACGATCTGATTCGTACGGTTAACCTGATTAAATCTGCCCGTGTTGGTTATACAAAGATGTTGCTGGGAGTGGAGGCTTATTTTATTGAGCATAAATCACGCAACAGCCTTCTTTTTCAGCCCACGGACTCAGCTGCTGAAGATTTTATGAAATCTCATGTTGAGCCAACGATAAGGGATGTTCCTGCATTGCTGGAGCTGGCTCCATGGTTCGGAAGAAAACACCGCGATAATACGCTCACCCTGAAGCGTTTTTCCTCCGGTGTGGGGTTCTGGTGTCTGGGTGGTGCGGCAGCAAAAAACTACCGTGAAAAATCCGTGGATGTGGTCTGTTATGACGAGCTTTCCTCGTTCGAACCGGATGTTGAAAAAGAGGGTTCGCCAACCCTGCTGGGGGATAAACGTATTGAGGGCTCTGTATGGCCAAAATCCATTCGCGGCTCGACGCCTAAAATCAAAGGCTCCTGCCAGATCGAAAAAGCCGCTAACGAGTCGGCACACTTCATGCGTTTTTATGTGCCCTGTCCGCACTGTGGGGAGGAGCAGTATCTGAAATTTGGCGATGATGCCTCGCCTTTCGGTCTTAAGTGGGAGAAGAATAAGCCAGAAAGTGTTTTCTACCTTTGTGAGCATCATGGCTGTGTGATCCATCAGTCTGAGCTTGACCAGAGTAACGGGCGGTGGATCTGTGAAAACACGGGCATGTGGACCCGTGACGGCCTGATGTTTTTCAGCGCCCGGGGTGATGAAATTCCGCCGCCGCGCTCCATCACTTTCCATATCTGGACGGCGTACAGTCCGTTCACCACCTGGGTACAGATTGTCTATGACTGGCTGGATGCACTGAAAGATCCCAACGGCCTGAAAACCTTTGTGAACACCACGCTGGGCGAGACCTGGGAAGAGGCCGTGGGCGAAAAACTCGATCACCAGGTACTGATGGATAAGGTTGTGCGTTACACGACGGCGGTGCCTGCCCGGGTGGTTTATCTGACGGCGGGCATTGACTCGCAGCGAAACCGTTTTGAGATGTATGTCTGGGGATGGGCTCCGGGAGAGGAAGCCTTTCTGGTGGATAAAATCATCATTATGGGGCGTCCCGATGAGGAAGAGACGCTATTACGTGTGGATGCGGCGATCAACAAAAAATACCGCCATGCAGACGGAACCGAAATGACTATTTCCCGTGTCTGCTGGGACATCGGGGGATTGATGGCGAAATCGTTTATCAGAGGTCAAAAAAACACGGTGTTTTCCGGGTGCTGCCGGTAAAAGGCGCATCTGTCTATGGCAAGCCGGTGATCACCATGCCAAAAACCCGCAATCAGCGGGGCGTGTATCTGTGTGAAGTGGGGACGGACACCGCAAAAGAAATTCTCTATGCCCGTATGAAAGCCGATCCCACGCCTGTGGATGAAGCCACGTCGTATGCCATCCGTTTTCCTGATGATCCGGAGATTTTTTCGCAGACAGAGGCGCAGCAACTGGTGGCGGAAGAGCTTGTGGAGAAGTGGGAAAAAGGAAAGATGCGTCTGCTGTGGGATAACAAAAAGCGGCGTAACGAAGCGCTGGACTGCCTGGTGTATGCCTACGCGGCATTACGTGTGTCCGTGCAACGCTGGCAGCTTGATCTGGCTGTACTGGCAAAATCCCGGGAAGAAGAGACGACCCGGCCAACCCTTAAAGAACTGGCAGCGAAGCTGTCCGGAGGAGTGAATGGTTACAGTCGCTGAACTGCAGGCGCTGCGTCAGGCGCGCCTTGATTTATTAACCGGTAAACGGGTGGTGTCTGTCCAGAAAGATGGTCGCAGAATTGAATATACGGCGGCTTCTCTGGATGAGCTTAACCGGGCGATCAATGATGCGGAGTCGGTACTGGGGACAACCCGGCGTCGCCGTCGTCCGCTGGGAGTGAGGTTATGAAACGAACGCCTGTCCTGATTGATGTGAACGGCGTTCCGCTTCGTGAGAGTCTCAGCTACAACGGGGGCGGTGCAGGATTTGGCGGGCAAATGGCTGAGTGGTTGCCACCGGCGCAGAGTGCCGATGCGGCCCTGCTACCCGCGTTGCGTCTGGGGAATGCCCGGGCAGATGATCTGGTGCGCAATAACGGAATAGCGGCTAATGCGGTGGCTCTGCATAAGGATCACATTGTCGGGCATATGTTTCTGATCAGCTACCGTCCGAACTGGCGCTGGCTGGGGATGCGGGAGACCGCAGCAAAAAGCTTTGTCGATGAGGTGGAGGCGGCCTGGTCGGAATACGCCGAAGGGATGTTTGGCGAGATCGACGTGGAAGGAAAACGCACGTTCACGGAATTTATCCGTGAAGGTGTGGGCGTTCATGCGTTTAACGGCGAAATCTTTGTGCAGCCGGTCTGGGATACGGAAACCACGCAGTTATTCCGTACGCGTTTTAAAGCCGTGAGTCCGAAACGGGTGGACACGCCTGGACACGGTATGGGGAACCGTTTTCTGCGGGCCGGTGTGGAGGTCGATCGATATGGCCGTGCCGTCGCGTACCATATTTGTGAGGATGATTTTCCGTTCTCTGGGAGTGGACGATGGGAACGGATCCCGCGTGAACTTCCCACCGGGCGTCCGGCCATGCTGCATATTTTCGAGCCGGTGGAGGACGGGCAGACCCGTGGGGCTAATCAGTTTTACAGCGTCATGGAACGGCTGAAGATGCTCGATTCCCTGCAGGCAACACAGCTTCAGTCGGCCATAGTGAAGGCGATGTATGCAGCGACGATTGAAAGTGAACTTGATACCGAAAAGGCCTTTGAATATATCGCCGGCGCGCCACAGGAGCAGAAGGATAATCCGCTTATTAATATTCTGGAGAAGTTCTCCAGCTGGTATGACACGAATAACGTGACACTGGGCGGTGTCAAAATTCCGCACCTTTTCCCTGGTGATGATCTGAAACTACAGACTGCGCAGGATTCAGACAATGGATTTTCTGCGCTTGAACAGGCGCTGCTGCGGTATATCGCCGCCGGTCTTGGCGTTTCCTACGAACAGTTGTCCCGTGATTACTCGAAGGTCAGTTACTCAAGTGCCCGCGCCTCCGCCAATGAGTCGTGGCGCTATTTTATGGGGCGGCGAAAATTTATTGCGGCCCGGCTGGCCACGCAGATGTTTTCCTGCTGGCTGGAAGAGGCACTTCTTCGGGGGATTATTCGTCCGCCACGGGCACGTTTTGATTTTTATCAGGCGCGATCAGCCTGGTCACGGGCAGAGTGGATTGGTGCCGGAAGAATGGCCATTGACGGGCTCAAGGAAGTCCAGGAATCAGTGATGCGCATTGAGGCCGGACTGAGCACGTATGAGAAAGAGCTGGCGCTGATGGGCGAGGATTATCAGGACATTTTCCGCCAGCAGGTCAGGGAATCTGCTGAGCGGCAAAAAGCCGGACTCTCACGTCCGGTGTGGATAGCGCAGGCGTATCAGCAGCAGATAGCGGAGAGTCGCAGGCCGGAAGAGGAGACAACACCACGTGAGACGTAATCTTTCACACATTATTGCCGCAGCATTCAATGAACCGCTGCTTCTGGAGCCCGCCTATGCGCGGGTTTTCTTTTGCGCGCTCGGGCGCGAGATGGGGCAGCAAGTCTTTCGGTACCACAACAGCAGGTACAGTTTGATGCTCCCGGAATGCTGGCTGAAACGGATGAGTACATGGCCGGAGGTAAACGACCGGCCCGTGTTTACCGGGTGGTGAACGGTATTGCTGTACTGCCGGTGACCGGCACGCTGATGCACCGGCTGGGTGGTATGCGGCCATTTTCTGGAATGACAGGCTATGACGGTATTGTCGCCTGTCTTCAGCAGGCAATGGCGGATAGCCAGGTGCGGGGCGTACTGCTGGACATTGACAGTCCGGGCGGGCAGGCCGCCGGCGCGTTTGACTGCGCTGACATGATTTACCGCCTCCGTCAGCAGAAGCCGGTCTGGGCACTGTGCAATGACACTGCCTGTTCTGCAGCCATGCTGCTGGCGTCGGCCTGCTCCCGACGGCTGGTTACCCAGACATCCCGTATCGGCTCCATTGGCGTGATGATGAGCCATGTCAGCTATGCCGGTCATCTGGCGCAGGCCGGTGTGGATATCACGCTGATTTATGCCGGGGCGCACAAGGTGGATGGCAATCAGTTTGAAGCGTTGCCGGCAGAGGTTCGCCAGGATATGCAGCAGCGGATTGATGCGGCGCACCGGATGTTTGCCGAAAAAGTGGCGATGTATACCGGGTTGTCTGTGGATGCGGTCACGGGAACAGAGGCCGCCGTTTTTGAAGGTCAGTCCGGCATTGAGGCCGGGCTGGCGGATGAATTAATCAATGCGTCGGATGCCATCAGTGTGATGGCCACGGCGCTGAACAGTAATGTCAGAGGAGGCACTATGCCGCAATTAACTGCAACGGAAGCCGCCGTGCAGGAGAACCAGCGAGTGATGGGGATCCTGACATGCCAGGAAGCGAAAGGACGTGAACAGCTTGCCACGATGCTGGCAGGGCAACAGGGCATGAGCGTTGAACAGGCCCGGGCGATTCTGGCCGCGGCGGCACCGCAGCAGCCGGTGGCATCCGCGCAGAGTGAAGCCGATCGCATTATGGCGTGTGAAGAAGCGAACGGTCGTGAACAACTGGCGGCAACGCTGGCGGCGATGCCGGAGATGACGGTGGAAAAAGCCCGCCCGATCCTGGCGGCTGCACCACTGGCGGATGCCGGGCCCTCACTTCGTGATCAGATCAGGGCCCTGGATGAGGCAAAAGGGGCAGAAGCGCAGGCTGAAAAACTGGCGGCCTGCCCGGGAATGACCGTGGAGAACGCCCGGGCTGTGCTGGCTGCGGGATCAGGTAAGGCCGAACCGGTCTCTGCATCCACAACCGCCCTGTTTGAACATTTCATGGCGAATCATTCACCGGCAGCGGTGCGGGGTGGCGTGTCACAGACGTCAGCAGACGGTGATGCGGACGTGAAAATGCTCATGGCCATGCCATGAAGTCAGTGCTGACCATCAATATGAGGTTTTAACAAAATGGTGACGAAAACCATCACTGAACAGCGTGCGGAAGTACGTATTTTTGCTGGTAATGATCCGGCTCATACCGCCACAGGCAGCAGCGGGATTTCTTCTGCAACACCGGCTCTGACGCCCCTGATGCTGGATGAAGCCACCGGGAAACTGGTGGTCTGGGATGGACAGAAAGCCGGTAGTGCGGTTGGCATACTGGTACTGCCGCTTGAAGGCACAGAGACGGTGCTGACCTATTACAAGTCGGGGACCTTTGCGACGGAGGCAATCCGCTGGCCTGACAGTGTGGATGAACACAAAAAGGCAAATGCCTTTGCCGGCACCGCCCTGAGTCACGCGGCTCTGCCGTAACACGTTATCAGGCCACCATGGTGGCCTGACTGATTTCTGAATGAAAGGAACTGATTTATGGGATTGTTTACGACCCGCCAGTTACTCAGTTATACCGAACAAAAAGTTAAATTCCGTGCGCTATTTCTGGAGCTGTTTTTCCGCCGTACGGTGAATTTCCACACCGAAGAGGTGATGCTGGACAAAATTACCGGAAAAACGCCGGTGGCGGCCTATGTCTCCCCGATCGTTGAAGGAAAAGTGCTGCGCCATCGTGGTGGTGAAACCCGCGTGTTGCGTCCGGGCTACGTCAAGCCCAAACACGAATTTAATTACCAGCAGGCGGTTGAGCGCCTTCCCGGTGAAGATCCGGCTCAGCTGAACGACCCGGCCTACCGTCGTCTGCGTATCATCACTGATAACCTCAAACAGGAAGAGCACGCTATTGTGCAGGTGGAAGAAATGCAGGCGGTGAATGCCGTGCTGTATGGCAAATATACGATGGAAGGAGACCAGTTCGAGAAAATTGAAGTCGATTTTGGCCGATCGACGAAGAATAACATCATACAAGGTAGCGGTAAGGAGTGGTCAAAACAGGATCGTGACACGTTCGACCCGACATATGATATCGACCTTTTCTGTGATCAGGCCAGTGGTCTTGTGAATATTGCCATTATGGACGGTACCGTCTGGCGTCTGCTGAATGGCTTTAAGCTTTTCCGCGAAAAAATGGATACCCGTCGCGGTTCAAATTCACAACTCGAAACGGCAGTGAAAGATCTGGGCGCAGTGGTATCCTTCAAGGGGTATTACGGCGATCTGGTCATTGCGGTAGCGAAAACGTCTTATGTGGCAGAGGACGGTACCGAAAAACGTTATCTGCCGGAGGGCACGCTGGTGCTGGGGAATACGGCAGCAGAGGGGATTCGTTGCTATGGAGCCATTAAGGATGCACAGGCGTTGTCTGAAGGAGTGGTGGCTTCTTCCCGTTACCCGAAACACTGGCTGACCGTGGGCGATCCGTCCTGTGAATTCACCATGACGCAGTCCGCACCGCTGATGGTGCTGCCGGATCCGGATGAGTTTGTGGTGGTACAGGTGAAATAATCCGTGAGCGGGGCGAAATGCCCCGTGTCTTTTTTCACAGGAGGCTGAGATGGCAACAAAAGAAGAAAATCTGAATCGTCTTCGTCAACTGGCTGGCCTGCTGGGGCGCGAGGCGGATATGTCGGGGAGTGCTGCGGATATTGCTCAACGTGTGTCTGAGTGGGAAGAGGAGCTTGCTGTTTCCCCGGAGGGCATTATGCACTCTGATGAGAGCGGGGCTGATCAAAATCACACAGACGATGGTGAGCAGTTGAACAACACGGATGCTACGGATGATGTTAAAGCGGTCCGTGTGCGGAAATGCCTGCATGTGATGGGGTATTGCCCGGAGACAGGCCGTCCCGTTGAACTGACGTACCGGGGCATGCGTGTTATGGTGCCATCACCACTGGCGACAGCCATGATACAGCACGGAACGGCTGAGCATGCGTGATTTTCAGAATGCCTTTGATGCTGCCCTTGCCGGGGTGGACAGCACGATTGTTGAAGTGATGGGGCTCTGTGCGCAGTTCACCTCGGGAGCACAGCGTGGAAGCGAAGTTCAGGGGGTTTTTGACGATCCGGAGTCGCTGGGTTTTGCCGGTGGCGGGGCCGTATTGAAGGAAGCAGCCCGTCATTATTTGTGCGGACGGATACGGTGCGTGCCGTGCGGCGTGGTGACACGCTGACCATTAACGGCGAGATGTTCTGGGTGGATCGTATTTCTCCGGATGACGGGGGCAGCTGTTATCTCTGGCTCAACCGTGGTCAACCACCCGCAGTTAACCGGCGACGATAAACGCAGGGTGAAATTATGGCGATAAAAGGGCTTGATCAGGCGATTGACAATCTGAGCCGGGTTCGTAAAAACGCCATTCCGGCGGCTTCAGCAATGGCCATTAACCGCGTGGCCACAACGGCGATTAATCAGTCTTCATCACAGGTTGCCCGGGAGACAAAGGTTCGCCGGAAACTGGTTAAGGAACGGTCCAGACTGAAACGGGCGACGGTCAGAAATCCGAATGCCAGAATTATCGTTAACCGCGGTGATCTCCCTGTGATTAAGCTGGGGATCAGGATGCTGGGGCGTCGCCCGAACAGCATACTTAAAGCCGGTCAGCATCGGTATCAGCGGGCATTTATTCAGCGATTAAAAAATGGTCGCTGGCATGTCATGCAGCGTGTGGCCGGGAAAAACCGTTACCCCATTGATGTGGTGAAAATCCCGATGGCGGCCCCACTGAAACAGGCATTTGATGAGAATGTTGACCGTATCCGGCGTGAACGCCTGCCTAAAGAACTGGCATACGCGCTGAAACAACAACTGAGGATTGCGATAAAACGATGAAACACACTGACATTCGTGCCGCAGTGCTGGATGCACTCGAGCAGCATGAACACGGGGCGACGCTGTTTGATGGTCGCCCCGTTGTTTTTGACGAAGAGGATTTTCCTGCGATCGCGGTTTATCTGACGGATGCAGAGTATACCGGTGAAGAGCTGGATGCAGATACCTGGCGGGCCACGCTGCATATTGAGGTGTTTTTACCGGCACAGGTACCGGATTCAGAGCTTGATCAGTGGATGGAAAGCCGGATTTACCCGGCGATGACCGCGATCCCGGCACTGGCAGGACTGATTACCACGATGGTTACGCAGGGCTATGAGTATCGTCGTGATGACGATATGGCGTTATGGAGTTCTGCAGATCTGACTTATTCCATTACATACGAGATGTGAGGGCGAGATGACGGCAGAATCCTACGATGATAACTACCTGGATGATGAAGACGCGGACTGGACCGCGACCGGGCAGGGGCAGAAATCTGCAGGTGATACCAGTTTTACGCTGGCCTGGAAACCGGGAGAGGAAGGCCAGAAAGGGCTTATAGGCTGGTTTGAAAGCGGCGATGTCCGGGCCTATAAAATCCGTTTTCCGAATGGCACGGTGGATGTGTTTCGTGGCTGGGTCAGCAGTATCGGTAAGGCCGTGACGGCGAAAGAAGTGATCACCCGCACGGTGAAAGTCACTAACGTGGGTAAACCTTCTGTAGCGGAAGAACGCAGCAAAATTACGCCGGTCAGTGCGATTAAGGTGACGCCGACATCCGGTACGGTGGCAAAAGGGAAAACAACCACCCTGACGGTTTCTTTTGAGCCGGAAAGTGCAACCGACAAGACGTTCAGAGCGGTTTCCGCCGATCCGTCGAAAGCCACCATTAGTGTGAAAGATATGACAATTACGGTAAACGGCGTGGCGACAGGTAAGGTGCAGATCCCTGTGGTGAGCGGAAATGGTCAGTTCGCCGCAGTGGCTGAAGTCACCGTTACTGAAGCGGGCGCTGCAGGGTAAACGGAGGTAATACATGTTTCTGAAAACAGAACAATTTGAATATAACGGTGTGTCTGTCACGCTTTCCGAATTGTCTGCGCTGCAGCGTATCGAGCATCTTGCCCTCCTGAAACGGCGTGCAGAACAGGCAGAATCCTGCGGCAACCTGCAGGTAAGCGTGGAAGATCTCGTCAGAACCGGCGCGTTTCTGGTGGCGATGTCCCTGTGGCATAACCATCCACAGAAAACGCAGTCACCGTCAATGAATGAGGCCGTGATGAAGATAGAGCAGGAAGTGCTCACCACCTGGCCTGCCGATGCCATTGCCCGGGCGGAAGACGTGGTGTTGTGCCTGTCCGGGATGATCGAAGCTGTTCGTCCGGATACTGATATTACTGAAGTGGCGAAAAATAACACGCTGACTGATGATGATTTTTCTGCGGGAAAGTCTTCGACGGCGAGCTGAACTTTGCCCTCAGACTGGCGCGTGAGATGGGGAGACCCGACTGGCGCGCCATGCTTGCCGGGATGACATCCACCGAATATGCCGACTGGCACCGTTTTTACCGCACGCATTATTTTCAGGATACCCAGCTGGATATGCATTTTTCCGGGCTGACGTACGCTGTACTCAGCCTGTTTTTTTGCGATCCGGATATGCATCCCTCTGATTTCAGTCTGCTTGTCCCCCGGCATGAGGAAGAGCAGGTGGAGAGGCCGGATGAGGACAAAATGCTGATGCAGAAAGCGGCAGGACTTGCCGGAGGCGTCCGGTTCGGTGGGGACGGAGGGCGCGATATTTTATCGTCTGCGGATGTGGCGGATGTCATGGTGGATGATGCCGCATTAATGATGGCTTCAGCGGGGATTCCGGGAGGTGTGAGATATGTCCCAGCCGGTTGGTGATCTTGTTATTGACCTGAGTCTGGATGCTGTCCGTTTCGATGAGCAGATGAGCCGGGTAAGGCGTCATTTTTCAGGTCTGGATACCGACGCCAGAAAAACCGCCAGTGCTGTTGAACAGGGCCTGAGCCGCCAGGCGCTGGCTGCACAAAAAGCCGGGATTTCCGTCGGGCAGTATAAAGCGGCCATGCGAACCCTGCCCGCACAGTTTACGGATATCGCCACGCAGCTTGCAGGTGGTCAGAATCCCTGGCTGATCCTGCTGCAACAGGGCGGTCAGGTGAAGGACTCCTTCGGCGGGATGATCCCCATGTTCAGGGGGCTTGCCGGTGCGATCACCCTGCCGATGGTCGGGGTCACCTCGCTGGCGGTGGCGACAGGTGCGCTGGTGTACGCCTGGTACCAGGGAGATTCCACGCTTTCAGCGTTTAATAAAACCCTGGTTCTTTCCGGTAATCAGTCCGGACTGACTGCCGATCGTATGCTGACTCTCTCAAGAGCCGGGCAGGCAGCAGGGCTGACGTTTAACCAGGCGAGAGAGTCACTGGCAGCCCTGGTGAATGCCGGTGTGCGTGGTGGTGAACAGTTTGATGCCATCAACCAGAGTGTCGCGCGTTTTGCGTCTGCATCCGGTGTGGAGGTGGATAAAGTCGCTGAAGCCTTCGGGAAGCTGACCACTGACCCGACGTCGGGACTGATGGCGATGGCGCGCCAGTTCCGTAACGTGACGGCAGAGCAGATTGCGTATGTTGCACAGCTGCAGCGTTCCGGAGACGAGGCCGGGGCATTGCAGGCGGCGAACGATATCGCCACGAAAGGCTTTGATGAGCAGACCCGTCGCCTGAAAGAAAACATGGGAACACTGGAGACCTGGGCGGATAAAACAGGGAAGGCATTCAAATCGATGTGGGATGCCATTCTGGATATCGGTCGTCCTGAATCCTCAGCGGATATGCTCGCCAGTGCGCAGAAGGCATTTGATGAGGCGGATAAAAAATGGCAGTGGTACCAGAGCCGGAGCCAGCGCCGGGGAAAGACCTCCTCTTTTCGTGCGAACCTTCAGGGGGCATGGGATGACCGGGAAAATGCCCGTCTGGGTCTGGCAGCGGCCACGCTGCAGTCGGATATGGAAAAAGCCGGTGAACTGGCGGCAAGGGACCGGGCTGAGCGTGAGGCGTCACAGCTGAAGTATACCGGAGAGGCGCAGAAGGCGTATGAGCGCCTGCAGACGCCGCTGGATAAATATACCGCCCGTCAGAAAGAGCTGAATAAGGCCCTGAAAGACGGAAAAATCCTGCAGGCGGATTACAACACGCTGATGGCGTCGGCAAAAAAGGATTATGAATCGACGCTGAAAAAGCCGTCAGGTGTGAAGGTGTCTGCCGGTGAGCGCCAGGAAGACCGGGCGCATGCAGCCATGCTGGCGCTTGAAACCGAGCTCAGGACGCTGGAAAAACACAGCGGTGTGAATGAGAAAATCAGCCAGCAGCGCCGGGATTTATGGGAAGCGGAAAATCAGTATGTGGTCCTGAAAGAGGCCGCCACGAAACGGCAGTTATCTGAGCAGGAAAAATCCCTGCTGGCCCATGAGAAAGAAACGCTGGAGTACAAACGCCAGCTGGCTGAGCTGGGCGACAAGATTGAACACCAGAAACGGCTGAATGAGCTGGCACAGCAGGCGGCGCGGTTTGAACAGCAGCAGAGCGCGAAGCAGGCGGCAATCAGCGCAAAAGCACGCGGACTCACCGACCGTCAGGCGCAGCGGGAGTCGGAAGAGCAGCGCCTTCGTGAGGTGTACGGTGATAATCCGGCTGCGCTGGCGAAGGCCACATCTGCACTGAAGAACACCTGGTCTGCGGAGGAGCAGCTTCGTGGAAGCTGGATGGCCGGGATGAAGTCCGGCTGGGGCGAGTGGGCGGAAAGTGCGACGGACAGTTTTTCGCAGGTTAAAAACGCGGCCACGCAGACCTTTGACGGTATTGTACAGAATATGGCAGCGATGCTGACCGGCAGCGAACAGAACTGGCGTGGTTTCACCCGTTCTGTGCTGTCCATGCTGACAGAGATTTTTCTGAAGCAGGCGATGGTGGGGATAGTCGGGAGTATCGGCAGCGCCATTGGCGGGGCTGTTGGTGGCGGCGCATCCGCGTCAGGCGGTACAGCCATTCAGGCTGCGGCGGCGAACTTCCATTTCGCGACCGGGGGATTTACGGGGACGGGGGTAAATATGAACCTGCGGGGATTGTTCATCGCGGGGAGTTTGTCTTCACGAAGGAGGCGACCAGCCGGATTGGCGTGGGAAATCTTTACCGGCTGATGCGCGGCTATGCCACCGGCGGTTATGTCGGTGGCACCGGAAGTCCGGCGCAAATGCGGCGTTCAGAGGGTATCAGATTTGAGCAGAACAACAACGTGGTGATTCAGAACGACGGTACGAATGGTCTGCCAGGTCCACAGATGCTGAAGGCAGTGTATGACATGGCCCGCAAGGGTGCCCGTGATGAAATTCAGGCACAGATGCGCGATGGTGGTCTGTTCTCCGGAGGTGGACGATGAAGACCTTCCGCTGGAAAGTGAAACCCGGTATGGATGTGGCTTCAGCCCCTTCCGTCAGGAAAGTGCGCTTTGGTGATGGCTATTCCCAGCGAGCGCCTGCCGGGCTGAATGCCGACCTGAAAACGTACAGCGTGACGCTTTCTGTTCCCCGTTGGGAGGCCACGGCGCTTGAGTCGTTTCTGGCTGAGCACGGGGGCTGGAAATCCTTTCTGTGGACGCCGCCTTATGAGTGGCGGCAGATAAAGGTGACCTGCGCAAAATGGTCGTCGCGGGTCAGTATGCTGCGTGTTGAGTTCAGCGCAGAGTTTGAACAGGTGGTGAACTGATGCAGGATATCCGGCAGGAAACACTGAATGAATGCACCCGTGCGGAGCAGTCGGCCAGCGTGGTGCTCTGGGAAATCGATCTGACAGAGGTCGGTGGAGAACGTTATTTTTTCTGTAATGAGCAGAACGAAAAAGGTGAGCCGGTCACCTGGCAGGGGCGACAGTATCAGCCGTATCCCATTCAGGGGAGTGGTTTTGAACTGAATGGCAAAGGCACCAGTACGCGCCCCACGCTGACGGTTTCTAACCTGTACGGTATGGTCACCGGTATGGTGGAAGATATGCAGAGTCTGGTCGGCGGAACGGTGGTCCGGCGTAAGGTTTACGCCCGTTTTCTGGATGCGGTGAACTTCGTCAACGGAAACAGTGACGCCGATCCGGAGCAGGAGGTGATCAGCCGCTGGCGCATCGAGCAGTGCAGCGAACTGAGCGCGGTGAGTGCCTCCTTTGTACTGTCCACGCCGACGGAAACGGATGGCGCTGTTTTTCCGGGACGTATCATGCTGGCCAACACCTGCACCTGGACCTATCGCGGTGATGAGTGCGGTTATCACGGTCCGGCAGTCGCGGATGAATATGACCAGCCGACGTCCGATATCACGAAGGATAAATGCAGCAAATGCCTGAGCGGCTGTAAGTTTCGCAATAACGTCGGCAACTTTGGCGGCTTCCTTTCCATTAACAAACTTTCGCAGTAATCCCATGACAGAGACAGAATCAGCGATTCTGGCGCACGCCCGGCGATGTGCGCCAGCGGAGTCGTGCGGCTTCGTGGTGAGAGCGCCGGAGGGGAAAGATATTTTCCCTGCGTGAATATTTCCGGTGAGCCGGAGGATTATTTCCGGATGGCTCCGGAGGACTGGCTGCAGGCAGAGATGCAGGGTGAGATTGTGGCACTGGTCCACAGTCATCCCGGTGGTCTGCCCTGGCTGAGTGAGGCTGACCGGCGGCTGCAGGTGCAGAGTGATTTGCCGTGGTGGCTGGTCTGCCGGGGGGCGATTCACAAGTTCCGCTGTGTGCCGCATCTCACCGGGCGGCGCTTTGAGCACGGGGTGACGGACTGTTACACGCTGTTCCGGGATGCTTATCATCTGGCGGGGATTGAGATGCCGGATTTTCATCGCGGGGATGACTGGTGGCGTCACGGTCAGAATCTCTATCTGGATAATCTGGAGGCCACAGGGCTGTATCAGGTGCCGTTGTCAGCGGCGCAGCCGGGCGATGTGCTGCTGTGCTGTTTTGGTTCATCGGTGCCGAATCATGCCGCCATTTACTGTGGTGACGGCGAGCTGCTGCACCATATTCCTGAACAACTGAGCAAACGAGAGAGGTACACCGACAAATGGCAGCGACGCACACACTCCCTCTGGCGTCACCAGGCATGGCACGCATCTGCCTTTACGGGGATTTACAACGATTTGGTCGCCGCATCGACCTTCGTGTGAAAACGGGGGCCGAAGCCATCCGGGCGCTGGCCACACAGCTCCCGGCGTTTCGCCAGAAACTGAATGAGGGCTGGTATCAGGTGCGCATTGCCGGGCGTGATGCAGGCGAAAACGAATTATCTGCCCGTCTTAATGAGCCGCTGGCAAATGGTGCCGTGATCCACATCGTACCGCGTCTGGTGGGAGCTAAAAGTGGCGGTGTGTTTCAGGCGGTGCTGGGGGCAGCTGTTATGGCGGTTGCTATATGGATGCCGGGGGTAGGAATTATGGCGAGTAATCTGCTGTTTTCTCTCGGTGCCAGTATGACGCTTGGCGGTGTTGCACAGATGCTGGCACCGAAAGCCAGAACTCCCCGTACACAGACAACGGATAACGGCAAACAGAACACCTGTTTCTCCTCACTGGATAACATGGTTGCCCAGGGCAATGTCCTGCCTGTTCTGTACGGTGAAATGCGCGTGGGGTCACGTGTGGCATCTCAGGAGATCAGCACGGCAGATGAAGGGGATGGTGGTCAGGTTGTGGTAATTGGGCGGTAATATTATTTACTCATGTTCTAACTGATTTAATATTTATATCGAACACTGATAATTATTCTATTGGTTAGCTATATGAACAAAACGATTTTATTCTGCACGATTATTGCCTTAACAGGATGTAAATCTTTGGATTACGTAAAATCCGGAAAACCTGTAATGGAAGGTAATTCATTAAAAAATATTGATGAATTGTCAGGCTGCATATCCAGACAATGGGCTGGTAATGGAACACCTATAACATCCCTTCCTATTGAGAATGGGGTAAGCCTTTTAGTTCCACAGGCTATGGGGGATATGATATTGTGCTTGATATCAAAAAAGCAGGAAATGGCAGTAGTTTTACTCTTTATGAACGTGTACCAGCATTAACGCCAAAAATTTTTGCTGATAGTGTTAATGCATGTAAATAATAGTTAATCCTGCCGTAACTCATGAGCCGCCTTTTGGGCGGCTTTGTTGTTTATGGAGTGTGAGGAATGGGTAAAGGAAGCAGTAAGGGGCATACCCCGCGCGAAGCGAAGGACAACCTGAAATCCACGCAATTACTGAGTGTGATCGATGCCATCAGCGAAGGGCCGATTGAAGGTCCGGTGGATGGATTAAAAAGCGTGCTGCTGAACAGTACACCGGTGCTGGACAGTGAGGGGAATACCAACATCTCCGGTGTTACGGTGGTGTTCCGGGCAGGTGAGCAGGAGCAGACACCGCCGGAGGGATTTGAATCCTCCGGTTCCGAGACGGTGCTGGGTACGGAAGTGAAATACGACACGCCGATCACCCGGACCATCACGTCTGCAAACATCGACCGTCTGCGCTTTACCTTCGGTGTGCAGGCACTGGTGGAAACCACCTCAAAGGGTGACAGGAATCCGTCGGAAGTCCGCCTGCTGGTTCAGATACAACGTAACGGTGGCTGGGTGACGGAAAAAGACATCACCATTAAGGGCAAAACCACCTCGCAGTATCTGGCCTCGGTGGTGGTGGGTAACCTGCCGCCGCGCCCGTTTAATATCCGGATGCGCAGGATGACGCCGGACAGCACCACAGACCAGCTGCAGAACAAAACGCTCTGGTCGTCATACACTGAAATCATCGATGTGAAACAGTGCTACCCGAACACGGCACTGGTCGGCGTGCAGGTGGACTCGGAACAGTTCGGCAGCCAGCAGGTGAGCCGTAATTATCATCTTCGCGGGCGCATTCTGCAGGTGCCATCGAACTATAACCCGCAGACGCGGCAATACAGCGGTATCTGGGACGGGACGTTTAAACCGGCATACAGCAACAACATGGCATGGTGTCTGTGGGATATGCTGACCCACCCGCGCTACGGCATGGGGAAACGTCTTGGTGCGGCGGATGTGGACAAATGGGCGCTGTATGTCATCGGCCAGTATTGCGATCAGTCAGTGCCGGATGGCTTTGGTGGCACGGAGCCGCGCATCACCTGTAACGCTTACCTGACCACACAGCGTAAGGCGTGGGATGTGCTCAGTGATTTCTGTTCGGTGATGCGCTATATGCCGGTATGGAACGGGCAGACGCTGACGTTCGTGCAGGACCGACCGTCGGATAAGGTGTGGACCTATAACCGCAGTAATGTGGTGATGCCGGATGATGGCGCGCCGTTCCGCTACAGCTTCAGCGCCCTGAAGGACCGCCATAATGCCGTTGAGGTGAACTGGATTGACCCGGATAACGGCTGGGAGACGGCGACAGAGCTTGTTGAAGATACGCAGGCCATTGCCCGTTACGGTCGTAACGTCACGAAGATGGATGCCTTTGGCTGTACCAGCCGGGGGCAGGCACACCGCGCCGGGCTGTGGCTGATTAAAACGGAGCTGCTGGAAACGCAGACCGTGGACTTCAGCGTGGGTGCAGAAGGGCTTCGCCATGTACCGGGCGATGTCATTGAAATCTGTGATGATGACTATGCGGGTATCAGCATCGGCGGGCGCGTGCTGGCGGTGAACAGCCAGACGCGGACACTGACGCTCGACCGTGAAATCACGCTGCCATCCTCCGGCACCACGCTGATAAGCCTGGTTGACGGACAGGGGAATCCGGTCAGCGTGGAGGTCCAGTCCGTCACCGACGGCGTGAAGGTGAAAGTGAGCCGTGTTCCTGACGGCGTTGCCGAATACAGCGTGTGGGGGCTGAAGCTGCCGACGCTGCGCCAGCGCCTGTTCCGCTGCGTGAGTATCCGTGAGAACGATGACGGCACGTATGCCATCACCGCCGTGCAGCATGTACCGGAAAAAGAAGCCATCGTGGATAACGGGGCGCACTTTGACGGCGACCAGAGCGGCACGGTGAATGGTGTCACGCCGCCAGCGGTGCAGCACCTGACTGCCGAAGTCACCGCAGACAGCGGGGAGTATCAGGTACTGGCCCGCTGGGACACGCCGAAGGTGGTGAAGGGCGTGAGCTTCCTGCTTCGCCTGACCGTGACAGCGGACGATGGCAGTGAGCGGCTGGTCAGCACGGCCCGGACGACGGAAACCACATACCGCTTCAGGCAGCTGGCGCTGGGGCGTTACATGTTGACGGTCCGGGCGGTAAATGCGTGGGGACAGCAGGGCGATCCGGCGTCGGTATCGTTCCGGATTGCCGCACCGGCAGCGCCGTCGCGGATTGAGCTGACGCCGGGCTATTTTCAGATAACCGCCACGCCGCATCTTGCCGTTTATGACCCGACGGTACAGTTTGAGTTCTGCTTTTCGGAAAAGCGGATTACCGATATCAGGAAGGTTGAAACCACAGCGCGCTATCTTGGCACGGGGCTGTACTGGATAGCCGCCAGTATCAATATCAAACCGGGCCATGATTATTATTTTTACGTTCGCAGTGTGAACACCGTTGGCAAATCGGCATTCGTGGAGGCTGTTGGTCAGCCGAGTGATGATGCATCCGGTTATCTGGATTTTTTCAAAGGCGAGATAGGGAAAACCCATCTGGCTCAGGAGCTGTGGACGCAGATTGATAAAGGTCAGCTTGCGCCTGACCTGGCTGAAATCAGGACGTCCATTACGGATGTCAGCAATGAAATCACGCAGACTGTCAATAAGAAACTGAAAGACCAGAGTGCGGCAATCCAGCAGATACAGAAGGTTCAGGTTGATACAAATAATAATCTGAACAGCATGTGGGCTGTGAAGCTGCAACAGATGAAGGACGGACGCCTTTATATTGCGGGTATCGGTGCCGGTATTGAGAATACGCCAGCAGGAATGCAGAGTCAGGTGCTGCTGGCGGCAGACAGGATTGCGATGATTAATCCTGCGAATGGCAACACAAAGCCGATGTTTGTTGGTCAGGGCGATCAGATATTCATGAACGACGTGTTCCTGAAACGCCTGACGGCTCCCACCATTACCAGCGGCGGTAATCCTCCGGCATTTTCCCTGACACCGGACGGGCGGCTGACGGCGAAAAATGCCGATATTAGCGGTAACGTGAATGCGAACTCCGGGACGCTCAACAACGTCACGATTAACGAGAACTGTCGGGTTCTGGGAAAACTGTCCGCCAACCAGATTGAAGGCGATCTCGTTAAAACAGTGGGCAAAGCTTTCCCCCGGGACTCCCGTGCACCGGAGCGGTGGCCATCAGGGACCATTACCGTCAGGGTTTATGACGATCAGCCGTTTGACCGGCAAATTGTTATTCCGGCGGTGGCATTCAGTGGCGCTAAGCATGAGAGAGAGCATACTGATATTTACTCCTCATGCCGTCTGATAGTGCGGAAAAACGGTGCTGAAATTTATAACCGTACCGCGCTGGATAATACGCTGATTTACAGTGGCGTTATTGATATGCCTGCCGGTCACGGTCACATGACACTGGAGTTTTCGGTGTCAGCATGGCTGGTAAATAACTGGTATCCCACAGCAAGTATCAGCGATTTGCTGGTTGTGGTGATGAAGAAAGCCACTACAGGCATCACGATTAGCTGAATTTTATAACCCAGATACGGGCACCAGAAATGGTGCCTTTTTTATTGCAGAAAAGCGAGAGGTAATTATGCGTAAATTATGTGCTGTTATTCTGTCCGCAGTAGTCTGGCTGGTTGCCGCTGGTATGCCAGCGAGCGCAGCAGAGCATCAGTCCACACTAAGCGCCGGGTATCTTCAGACCCATACTGATATGCCAGGCAGCGATGATCTGAACGGGATTAACGTGAAATACCGTTATGAGTTTACGGACACGCTGGGGCTGGTGACGTCATTCAGTTATGCCAATGCCAAAGATGAGCAAAAAACGCATTACAGCGATACCCGCTGGCATGAAGATTCCGTGCGTAACCGCTGGTTCAGCGTGATGGCGGGGCCGTCTGTGCGCGTGAATGAATGGTTCAGCGCGTATGCGATGGCGGGTGTGACTTACAGTCGTGTGTCGACTTTTTCCGGGGATTATCTCCGTGTAACTGACAGCAAGGGGAAAACGCACGATGTGCTGACCGGAAGTGATGACGGTCGCCACAGCAACACGTCTCTGGCGTGGGGGGCTGGCGTGCAGTTTAACCCGACCGAATCCGTGGCCATTGATATTGCTTATGAAGGCTCCGGCAGTGGTGACTGGCGTACCAACAGTTTCATCGTTGGTGTCGGCTATAAATTCTGATTAGCCAGGTAACACAGTGTTATGACAGCCCGCCGGTTCAGGCGGGCTTTTTTGTGGGGGGAATATGGCAGTACTGATTTCAGGTGTACTGAAAGATGGTGCAGGTAAGCCGATACAAAACTGCACCATTCAGCTAAAGGCCAGGCGCAACAGCACCACGGTGGTGGTGAACACAGTGGCCTCAGAAAATCCGGATGAAGCCGGGCGTTATACAATGGACGTCGAGTATGGTCAGTACAGCGTCAGTCTGTTGGTGGAGGGATTCCCGCCGTCACACGCCGGGATTATCACCGTATATGAGGACTCAAAGCCGGGCACACTGAATGATTTCCTCGGTGCAATGACGGAGGATGATGTCCGGCCAGAGGCACTGCGCCGTTTTGAACTGATGGTGGAAGAGGTGGCGCGTAACGCGTCCGCAGTGGCACAGAACACGGCAGCCGCGAAGAAGTCAGCCAGCGATGCCCGCACATCAGCCCGTGAGGCGGCAACCCATGCGACTGATGCTGCAGGCTCAGCACGCGCAGCCAGCACGTCAGCCGGACAGGCCGCGTCGTCGGCTCAGTCAGCGTCTTCCAGCGCAGGAGCGGCATCAACAAAGGCCAGTGAAGCATCGAAAAGTGCTGCTGCTGCAGAGTCCTCAAAAAGCGCGGCAGCTACCAGTGCCAGTGCCGCGAAAACGTCAGAAACGAATGCGGCAGCGTCACAACAATCAGCAGCCACTTCTGCATCCACCGCGACCACGAAAGCGTCAGAAGCAGCCACTTCAGCACGGGATGCGTCGGCTTCAAAAGAGGCGGCAAAATCATCAGAAACGAACGCAGCCTCGAGCGCCAGCAGCGCAGCTTCCTCGGCAACGGCGGCAGCAAATTCTGCGAAGGCGGCAAAAACGTCCGAGACGAACGCCAGGTCTTCTGAAACGGCAGCGGGACAGAGCGCCTCAGCTGCGGCAGACTCAAAAACAGCGGCTGCATTATCTGCCAGTGCCGCGTCAACAAGTGCCGGGCAGGCCTCAGCCAGTGCCACCGCCGCCGGAAAATCGGCAGAAAGTGCTGCATCGTCTGCTTCAACAGCCACAACGAAGGCTGGCGAAGCCGCTGTACTGGCCAGCGCAGCAGCGAGGTCTGCTTCCGCAGCGAAGACATCCGAGACGAACGCGAAAGCGTCGGAAACCAGCGCAGAATCCTCAAAAACGGCTGCCGCATCGTCCGCCAGTTCGGCGGCGTCATCGGCATCATCTGCGTCTGCTTCAAAAGATGAGGCGACCAGACAGGCGTCAGCAGCAAAGGGCAGCGCCACGACGGCATCCACGAAGGCGACAGAGGCAGCTGGCAGTGCGACGGCGGCAGCTCAGAGCAAAAGTACGGCGGAATCCGCGGCAACGCGCGCTGAGACAGCGGCAAAACGGGCAGAGGATATTGCATCCGCCGTGGCGCTTGAGGATGCGAGCACGACGAAAAAGGGGATAGTACAGCTCAGCAGTGCGACTAACAGCACTTCCGAGTCACTGGCGGCAACGCCAAAAGCCGTTAAGGCCGCGTATGAGCTGGCTAACGGGAAATACACCGCACAGGATGCAACGACAGCACAGAAAGGGATAGTTCAGCTTAGCAACGCGACCAACAGCACATCTGAAATGCTGGCGGCAACGCCAAAGTCGGTAAAGGCAGCCTATGACCTTGCTAACGGGAAATATACTGCTCAGGACGCTACGACAGCACAAAAAGGAATTGTCCAGCTCAGTAGTGCAACCAACAGCGCATCTGAAACGCTTGCCGCGACACCGAAAGCAGTGAAAGCAGCTAATGATAATGCGAATGGTCGGGTACCTTCTGCCCGTAAGGTGAATGGTAAGGCGCTTTCAGCGGATATAACACTGACGCCGAAAGATATTGGTACGCTTAACTCAACAACAATGTCATTCAGCGGTGGTGCTGGTTGGTTCAAATTAGCAACGGTAACCATGCCACAGGCGAGTTCTGTTGTTTCAATTACGTTGATTGGTGGTGCGGGATTTAACGTGGGGTCACCTCAACAGGCAGGTATATCTGAACTTGTTTTGCGTGCAGGTAATGGTAATCCGAAGGGGATTACTGGTGCTTTATGGCAGCGCACATCGACAGGGTTTACAAATTTTGCCTGGGTCAATACATCTGGTGATACTTACGATATTTACGTTGCAATCGGAAATTATGCGACTGGTGTAAATATTCAATGGGATTATACCAGTAATGCCAGCGTGACGATTCATACGTCACCAGCATATTCTGCTAATAAGCCGGAAGGGTTAACGGACGGTACAGTTTATGCACTCTATACGCCATCAGAGCAGTTTTATCCGCCTGGCGCACCAATCCCGTGGCCATCAGATACCGTTCCGTCTGGCTATGCCCTGATGCAGGGGCAGACTTTTGACAAATCTGCATACCCGAAACTTGCAGCCGCTTATCCGTCAGGCGTGATCCCTGATATGCGTGGCTGGACGATTAAGGGCAAACCCGCCAGTGGTCGTGCCGTATTGTCTCAGGAACAGGACGGCATTAAATCGCACACCCACAGCGCCAGCGCATCCAGTACGGATTTGGGGACGAAAAACACATCGTCGTTTGATTACGGAACCAAATCCACGAATAACACCGGGGCGCATACGCACAGTCTGAGTGGCTCTACGGGGTCTGCCGGTGATCATACTCATGGTAATGGTATTCGTTGGCCAGGAGGCGGCGGTTCTGCGTTAGCATTTTATGATGGCGGTGGGTTCACTTATGTCCAGGATTCACAGTATCAAGTAAGCCCGGGGACTTCTTCCCGTAGATCGTATTATCAACGTATTCAGACACAGTCAGCAGGTGCTCATACCCACTCGCTGTCTGGTACTGCAGCAAGTTCTGGCGCACATGCACATACTGTAGGTATTGGTGCGCATACGCACTCCGTTGCGATTGGTTCACATGGACACACCATCACCGTTAACGCTGCTGGTAACGCGGAAAACACCGTCAAAAACATCGCATTTAACTATATTGTGAGGCTTGCATAATGGCATTCAGAATGAGTGAACAAGCACGGACCATAAAAATTTATAATCTGCTGGCCGGAACTAATGAATTTATTGGTGAAGGTGACGCATATATTCCGCCTCATACAGGTCTGCCAGCAAACAGTACCGATATTGCACCACCAGATATTCCTGCTGGCTTTGTGGCTGTTTTCAACAGTGATGAGGCATCGTGGCATCTCGTTGAAGACCATCGGGGTAAAACGGTTTATGACGTAGCGTCAGGGGACGAGTTATTTATTTCTGAACTCGGTCCGTTACCGGAAAATGTTACCTGGTTATCGCCGGAAGGGGAGTTTCAGAAGTGGAACGGCACAGCCTGGGTGAAGGATACGGAAGCAGAAAAAATGTTCCGGATCCGGGAGGCGGAAGAAACAAAAAACAACCTGATGCAGGTAGCCAGTGAGCATATTGCGCCGCTTCAGGATGCTGCAGATCTGGAAATTGCAACGGAGGAAGAAACCTCATTGCTGGAAGCCTGGAAAAAGTATCGGGTGTTGCTGAACCGTGTTGATACATCAACTGCACCTGATATTGAGTGGCCTACGAACCCTGTCAGGGAGTAATCATTGGGATTATGCCGCAGCACGTCTTAAGCAAGAACGTGCTGCGGTTGGATGCTATTTTTTCCCTGAAGCGGAAAACATTACTACAGTACCTTGAACCTTGGTTTTAACATTCTCGAAATGCTCTGAGAGTATATGTGTTAAGCCTTCTTCGGAATCTTTTGTGTTTGAAAAGATGCCTTTCTGATTGTAAATGCGCATCAGTTTTTGACCGAAGCTATTGTGCACAACTCCATCGCCAAGAATTGTGGCTCCGTATAGAGTTCCATCGTCAGTTAAGGCCTGCGCCGCATTGCGTATTACACAGCTTTTTGTAGATATATTTCCAGGCAGGCAGTGAAGAAGGTAAAACATGGAAATGGAATCAAATTGACCATGTAACGCCGCGGGATAAGGTTCAAAAACATCATGGCTAATTTTATGTTTAATTTTTGATTCCCCAGCCCTTGTAGATGCCGCGTTCAGGCTAGCTTCGTTCAAATCCATTAAAGATATCAGACTACTCTCAGGTACGTGAGTAAGGTAAAACCCAGTTCCAACACCAATATCCAGATGGTTGTTACCTACATGTTCCAGAAAGTGTGGAAGAAGGTGTTCCTTTGTAGGACATCCCCATGCAAGCCGATTTGATACTCCCAAAACCCACCAGTCATAAAGCTTTAGGGTAAGTGGTGTGTAAATTTTAGCCCCATCATCTGTGTTTTTTTTCATTGATTTCACCATGTTATAGTTTTATTTGTGAATTAAATCAATTATGGCGATGAATTACAAGGGGTTAAATGCTGCCGCAGCATAGCGATATTGAAATAGCCTGGTATGCTTCGATACAGCAGGAGCCGAATGGCTGGAAGACCGCCACCACACAGTTCTACATCCAGGAATTCAGTGAGTATATTGCGCCACTGCAGGATGCTGTAGATCTGGAAATCGCAACGGAGGAAGAAAGATCGTTGCTGGAGGCATGGAATAAATATCGGGTATTGTTGAATCGTGTTGATACATCAACTGCACCGATATTGAGTGGCCTGCAAATCCTGTCAGGGAGTAATCATTGGGATTATGCCGCAGACACGTCGTATGCAGGAACGTGCTGCGGTTAGTTTGTGAGCTTTCGATAGTGGTTGTTATTTTTGCCCTTATTTGTTCCGGAGGCCATGGTTCAATGGTCCGTCTGCCCCCTGTGGTGATGTCAGCAAAATCAGCCACTGCGCGAACCACAATAGCCCGGGAAGATGCTGAAGATCACCAGGTAAAGCTGTCAGCGCAGAAACTGGAAGAACTGCTCGCATCAATGGTTAAGGATGAGGTTGATCGCAATGATGGGATTTATTGA